GCTAGAGCGGCGTTAGCCGTAGCATTATCCCCGGATAGAGAAGCAAATGCGGAAGTTAGTTGATCTCCAAGACCTACCTGAACCCCATTAAGGTCAGTTGCTACTTGTGCGATATCTATTGAAGTCTGGCTTAGAACCTCACCGTTAACTCCAATCGCTGTAGTGATTAAGTTACCTTGAGCATCTAACTCTCTTGTAATTGTCTCACCGTTCGCGCCGATATCATCACGGATCAAGTTGCCCTGTGCATCGAAGGATGCAGTTAACGTGTCTAAGTTATTACTTAGTTCGCTGGACAGTCCAGAACCTACGTTTCCAATCTGAGTACCTACAGTACCGAGGATATTTACGATATTAGCGTTAGCATCTGCATTACCACTTGCAAGGCTAGTGAATGCTGTACTTAGCTGATCACCAAGACCAACTTGCATGTTGTTAAGCTGGCTAGAGATATCTCCGATATTGAGCGAAGTCTCATCAATAAGAGTGTTAGTTGAGTCAAAGCTCTTCGTGATAAGTGTTCCGTTCTCATCCAAGGTACGAGTAATTGTATTGCCATTCTCGTCGATAGAGTCTGCCAAGAAGTTACCTTGTGCATCGAATGCATTGTTAAGAAGATCGAAGTTGCTAGTAAGCTCGGATGTTACACCCGCACCAACATCGCCAATCAATCCATCTGTGATGGTGAATGCATCGAGGATAGACTGTCGGCTTTCTGCCGCTAGTTCAGAGTCTCCGAAGATACCTGTGAACTGCTCCTGCATGTTAGTCTCGAACGTGCTTACGTTGTTGAGTAATGAGTTAAGGTCTAATGTTTGTTGTGCAATACGCTGTCCGTTTGCATCAAACTCAGCGATAAATAGATCACCTTGCTCGGATAGGGCTCGTGTAATTGTTGTACCTTCAGCCGTTACCGTATCAGTAATTAAGTTACCTTGGTCATCGAATGAACTTACTACGCTCTGGTAGTTAGCTTTTACTGTTGCGTCTAACGCGCCAGTATCGGCCTGTAGAATGTCTTGTACAGAAGTTAGTGTATCTACAAAGCTCTGCTTACGTTGTACGCCTTCAGCACTCTGGTCAGTAAACCCGGAAGCAATATCCGTAGCAATAGATCCAAAGTTAGTATCTGACGCACTAGCCGCGTCTCCTACGGCTGTTCCTACGCCCTGTACGTCTGTGCCTACTCCTGAGATAGAAGCGGCGATATCGCCAAAGTTAGTCTGTGAATCCCCGGCCGCTGATGCGACATCGGAAGTTACGTCAGCTACATCACTGGATACTCCAGCTACCTGATCGCCTACACTAGAGAACCCAGCTTCGTTAGCTTGTGCTTGGTTGCCTAGAACCTGTCCCATAGTCTCAAAACCACCTACGACAGTGTTGCCGAGGTCAGTACGAGTTTGGTTGGCTAGGGTAGTGTAATCACCAAAGTCTTGTAGATAGCCATCGAAAGCTGTCTGCATAGTACCTTGATTTTCTTGAATTGCTGTTTGGCCTCTTGCCAAGTCTTGATAGTAAGTAGCCGCGTCGCCGCCGTACTTCTCAATCAATGCAGAAATAGCATCTTGCCCGGTTAGGACATTGCTAGATGTTTCTGTAAGTTGATCCCCTAGAGTAGTGCCTAGGTTATCAATATTTTCGTTAGTGTTAGAGAAGCCTGTATTCGTAGCGTCTAACAGAACAGCGTCATTTGTGTTTACTGTGTCAGTGAGGTTGCTGAACCCAGTATCCATGTTTGTGTTCGTGTTATCGAATTGTGTATTGATATTATCTTGGATCTCACCAGTACGAGTATCTATCGCGCCGGTAACTGTGCCTACACCTGTATCAACTGTGTTGGTAAGGTTCTCAAAGCCGGTAGCCATGTTGTCATCAGTCTGTGTCAGACGAGTATCAACGCTAGTAGCGAGATCATCTTGCCCGGATAATACGTCGGCAAACCCACCTTCGGTGGTACGCCCTATAAATTCTAGGCTGTTGTCTACATCATCGAAACGACCTTCAGTGGCGTCAGCCATCTCTCCAAGACGGGTAGTGGTACTGTCATACCGTGTTTCCGCCTCATCTCCCAAATAGGAAATATCATCTCGAATGGTCTGTTGCCCAGCCGTTAGGTTGTCATACTGAGTATCACCTAATCCTGTTTCCGTGACATTGGTTGTTGATCCACCGCCTCCACACATAATTACACCTCTTTTTTATAAATTTGACCGACTTCTTCTAAGCCGCATCTTGTTAATAGTTTTGCGTACCCTGAACCCGCGATACCAGAAACTATTCCCAAACATATTTCATGGGCTCCATGTTTCTTCGCCCATCCCTCGAAATCTAGTAACATCTTGATTATTGGTCTTGCTATTTGTTCTCTGTGGTCTTCTTTAAAAACCACGACTAATTCATTGGCTATCTTCTTTGTTGAGAAGAAATATTCTGTGATATTGCCAAGGAAGAAACCTACTATCTCATCGTCTTTTTCAACGACTCTTAGAAAGAAAGGATTTTGCTTTTCTACGCAATTTACTAGCATGACGTGGCACTTCTTAGGTGACCACTCGCAGTTAGCGTATATACTGTTTTCTTGAAACCAACGACCTAAATCGTTGATTTGATCGTAATCTTCCATTTTAGGAAGGCGGACTTGATAGGACATGAATTTACCGGAGGGTTAGCATAGATAGAGTACTAAAATAAAACAACTATCTAAGCAGTATTATACACCAGAATGGGTGTACTGAGCAAGGTAATTCTCTACTTATACATCCAAGTTCTTAGCTGTTACTCAGCTAGATTAGCTTCGGCGGTTAACCCCACCTCCAGAGCTTCTTTTTGCCCGAGACCCATGTTTTCTTTTATATAATCTAAAATTTCTTCATCTGTTGCAGAGGGATTAAATAACCCTAGTCCCTGAAACTCAAATTCTCTTGAACGGTGTTTACCCGATAGAGATACATCGAATTCTACTTTTTCTAAACTATTTGAAGAATTAAATGTTTTTGTTATTACATCCCACTGTATGCTCATATTATTCTCCTTATGTCTGTGTATATGATATTGAAGTAGGTGCGTGTACGGCCCCGAACCCCATCATTCTAAAATGAAAATTACCCTGATACTCGCCACTAAAAGTAATGACAGCTTGCCACAAATTAGACCCTGAAACTTTGTTGAGAGCGGTTGTCATTCTATTAGTTCCATTTTGAAACTCTAAATTAGACATACGACCATTTAGTCTAGTGCTTTCCCCTTCACTCATACAAGTGTACACATGCCGAGTGTGCCAAAAATCCCCCCCATTATTATATTTATGCCCTGAGCTTTCCATTTCTAAAGTCAACGCTCTGAGGTGATTAGTCTCAAAACTCAATGTAACAACTTTAGTATTTACGCCACCGGATCCAATTAATTGCCCATACACATAAATTTCATCATGTTGGGCGTAGGTTCTTATGTTGTTGTTGAGTGTGCCTGATACGTTTATCTTACCTTGAGTATTAACTGATGACATTACCGCAAGACTAGACTCTACCGATACTGCCCCCGTTCCTCCATTTACAAACAGAGCATGATTTTTCCCGACCGACTCAACGCGGAAGTCTTTATCAATACCATTTTCATTAAAGATAACGCCTTCGGCTGTGGACATGCGAAGGAACTCTTCCATGCTTCCGTCGTTAGTATTACCTTCAAAAATTAATCTTCCGTGGTAAGAACTACCCGCTACAGATTGTATGTAGCTATTGGAATACGGGTGAGCGTAAGTTTGAGTTAGATTTAAATAATACCCGCCAGAGCCTGAGTCTACTCTTACTGCCCCGTCATTGCCTGATGCTCTAATCTCTCCCTGTACAGTTAATGTTTCGTCTACGGATGCTGTGGTACCTATACCTACGCTGTTATTCCCTGCGTCCACAAACAGCATATTAGCGTTGCTAGTAGACTCAACTCTAAAGTCTTGTTCAGCAGTTGAATCTTCATTGAAGACAGCACCTGTTTGTGAAAGTGTTAGCATATTAGTCCAAGAAAAATTAGGACTACTATTAAAAGCACTTTCACTTGCTGTAGGAGATGTATTAAATAAAATCTGTCCGCCACTACCAAGAGCAACTTGATTTTTACTCCAACGAGTCATTCCTGCCCATTGGGGGCTATTACCTGTACCAACAGCGTAAGCGTTGTTACTAAATTCAGTGTGTAAATCATTCAAACGCCCTGATATAGAACCAAACCCAACTTGAATAGGTTGTCTACCACCAGTACCAGTTTCCCAAGCATTAGGAGTTGTAGAGATTCCGACTGCTCCATCAGACCCTCTTAGGAACAGTCCGTGAGTGTTAGCGTCAGACTCAACGCGGAAGTCTGTGTCGGTACCACCCTCATTAAAAACAGCTTCGCTAGCCTTTAAAATTAAATTCTCAGCACTACTTGATGCCGCGTTGGCATGAAAGTTTAAGCTGTCTTCCGCGTGGTTATATTTTATCTGACCACGGTACTGTTCGTTACCAGAAGTGCCATCCGCAAACCTAATAATACCTTCTGCTGTATTTGCCGAATATAGCGTGACGCCGGGGGCACTTGAACCGTCCCCTATAACTAAATCCCCAATTGAAAAACTATTAGGAGAAGTGTTGTTTATACCTAAACGAGATGCGGACGCATCCCAAAAGATCTTTGCATTACTGGAAGAGTCGTAAATATTAATATCACCATTGCCACCGAGCAACATACGATCCTGCCCGTTAACATGGAAATACATGTTAGCACTCGCTACATGTTTTATATTAATCCCGTCAGTGCCAATAGAACCCTTTGTAGCGCCTTGATAATTTAAGTTGGCGAAAACTGTAGAGCTAGTGTTTAAAGTACTAACCCCGTTCACTACCGCAGAACTAAAAGTACCAGCCGCCGGAGTCGTTCCACCAATGACTGCGCCATCGATATTACCACCATCAATATCGGGGCTATTGAAATCTAAATCTGCAATATCTCTGGCTTTACTCATTGTTTACTCGCTCCAAGGCAATCCAGTTTGTTTAACTGGAGTCATCTGTGCTGTTACCTTTGCGGTTAGCACTTCTTCAATACTGGCTACTTCTTCTTCGCCTAAGCTGTCTTTTACCCAGCCCATTACTACGCTTTCAGTAAGATCGTCGTAGCTAATAAAATCTGATGATGTTACATCAGGCTCTAGTATAGCTTCGCCACCATTTACTGCGTAGGCTTGTTCGCCATCTGTAGCAGAACACTGCCATTTAACATTTGTGACGCCACCATCTGCGATTACAGATTCAACGTCATTTACTTTCCAATCGATTGTAATCGACATAATTTTCTCCTAAGTTTAATTTTCCGGTTTGTCCGGCCAAACAACGTCTAAATATGACGAGTAAGTATTTGTTATATCACGCAAAGCCTGACGATAATCTGTCTGTGCTTGCGTCATTGTTAGGTCTGAGTTTGCCCACCAGTCGGTTTCGGCTATTTTTTGATTCCTGAGTTTACGAAGCATCCTCAGATTATCCTCCGCGATCTGCTCATCAGGGATGATTACCGGAACTACGTTCTCAAGATCCGCTCTGGTTGCCGCGACTAGCTCGTCGTATCGAGGATTGACATACTCTATTGTGCCGTCTTCGCGCTCGGTTCTTATAAAATCTGTCATTAATAAACTCCCGTAGTATTGGCGCTACTGGAGTGCGCTAATATGTCGGTTTCAAAGTCTGTGTGTGACCTGCCCGATTGATGATATAAAAACCCGCCTGTGTAGTGACCGCTGGTCTGGAGGACGAGTACTAAGTATTCCTCAGCATCACTTGAGTAATAAGCGTTTACAATACCTCCTGTAGTTTCCCCCCAGTTCACAAAACTAGCTGTGTAAGGGACGTTTTGCGGGGCGTAGGTGTAAAGGGTTACGGAGTTATGAACATTCAAGTCTGAATAGGTGTAACCGTCATACTCAAACTTGTGCATTCTCTCGGCGTTTCCAGAAGCATTTGTTTTTACATGGATGTAAGAATTGCCGCCCGTTGCACCAAAAAAACCAAGGCACTCTCGTTGCCCTGAGTGGCTTCCATTAGTGCTGTAAGTCCTTAAAGGTTCTGAAGTGTACAACCCTCCTTTATTCATATACAGGCTCATCTATTTACCCTCCAATTCGTTTATTCTATTTTCTAATTCCATAATCTTTTTATTAGCTTCCTGTAGAGCCGCTACTATTACCGGGGTAATACGCCCGTAATCCATTGACATCATCTCTTCGCCTTCAGGATCGCCCGAGACAGCTTCTGGAACGATGTCCAGCATCTCTTGAGCAATGAAGCCGTGAACTGTGTCTGCCTCTGGGTCAGCTTTCCAGCCGTGCGTGACAGGGTTCATCGCCATCAGCTTGTCTGTGCCGTCAGTGATGGTTTCGATATCTTTCTTTAGTCGACGGTCGGAGGTGGTGCTGTAAGTGACGCCGGTAGATTCCCCTTTGACCGACCCAATGGGGGTTCCGTTATAGTTGAAGTAAAGTAAAAAGCGTTGTCCTGAAGCATTCGGCCCTAAGTTCAACCCAAAACAATCAGTTGGGTGTTCGACGTTCATTCTGGATCCGCCAAAATTACCGGAAGTTCCAAAGTGAACGGAGTCAGTCCCTGCGTTTACAAACACCGCGTTGCTGTTGTTACTTGACTCAACGCGGAAGTCTCTATCAAGACCGTCTTCGTTAAATACTGTGTCGGTTCTGTTTAACTCAAGCTGGCTTTTCCACGAAATAATATTGCCGTTTGTACCACTGTCCGCAGTGTAGAATCTTTGCGCCCCCGCCTGTGAATTATGGAATTGCATTGTTGCGTAACGACTAGACCGTTTATAGTGATCTCCAGAAGCGTCTGACCAGAAACATGTGCCAGTCTTTAATCCACCGGCCCAATATGCACTACCCGCCCATATTGTGGCGTCGTATTGCATGTCAATTTCTTGACCTGAACCAGCTGATCCACTACCACCACCATTTAAAGGCCATGATGTTGTTGTCCCAATACCTAGGTTATTAGTGCCACCATCTACAAAGAAAGCGTGGGTATAATCGTTACTCTCAACGCGGAAGTCACGATCATAGCTGTCGTCGTTGATAATAAACTCAGTTGGAGAGATTTTAGCTACTTCAATAGGCGTTTGGCCTGTGGCATTGGCGTTTGTTACTTGAGCAAATATAAGGTTTCCTGACGTATCGCCTTTTATGATGCTACCTTTAGCGCCATACGTTGCAAAAGTATTTAGGTTTACAACGTCTGCCTCGGTACTAAAGCCAAGGTAAGGATGACCGTTGTTACCGTAGGCACCTAATGTGCCGAAAAAACCCGCTGAAGAATTTCCATGCCCCCATTCAATCGCCGCCGCATTTCGTCTAACTTGCAGTAACGCGCCGCCTTGTGGTTGAACGGCAGTGCCGATGTTTACATGGTTACTACCACCATCAACAAACAGCATATGGCTATTACCATCAGATTCAACTCTAAAATCAGCGTTTACTCCATTTTCGTTAAATACTGCGTGTGCTCCAGCAGTAGGAACTGTAACTAAAGCTCCTGCCTCAAGTCGCATTCCTCCCTGATAATTACCATTACTATGATATGCTTGAAAATCTAAGAAATTGCTTCCACTAAATGGCCCGTTAATTTGAAATCTTGCTAATGAACTTTCACCAAGATTTGCACCTCCTGCTGGGTCTCTATTAAAACCTATTTGTCCAGTTTGACCAGATACACTACGGATTCTAAATGCGTTTGTTAAATTAAGAAAATCACCATTAATGTTTATATTTCCATTAGAATTTATTTCATTATTAAAAGTAGCCGTACCTGCATTAGACATATCAAGCGTGAGGGCTGTTACAGGAGTACCGCCGTCGTTGCCGATAAACAGCATGTCTTCATTAGAAATAGTAGACTTAATATTTAAATTATTGTTAGAGCCATAAATTCTACCAAACTCATTCCCTGAGTCTGCAAATTGAACAACTCCTGTGGCGTCAGCATCAAGAATAATTTCTCCAGCAACGTCTAGTGTTAAGTCTCCAGAGCTAGATATATTAGCAAGTGTAGGGTTAGATGTAGGTACAAAGTTAGTGCCGTTATAAGCTAGAAGATCATTCGTACTTACCCCACCTGTGTTAACGTCAGTCATGTCAGTCAAAGACTGATTAGACAGAACGAAGGTGCCGTAAGTTACAACTTCTAAGATATCGCCTGTAGCCGCACCAGAAGCTAACTGAATGCTAGTTCCTGAAGTCGCAGTGAAGTCTACACCGTTAACGAGACGGATACCTGACAAGAATACGTCAAGGAACCCGGCGTCGTAGCCAAGGCTGTTAGTGTTATCGTCCGCACCACTGAACGTAGTTTGGTTATTTGTGGCTGTATACTTGTAACGCTCAGATGTACCGTTGACTGCTGAACCGGCGGATTGCCATCCAGAAGATCCGTAGACCTTCATGATCTGTGCAGTTGTATCGAAATACAAAGTACCTACAACGAGAGATCCGCCGTCATTGTCTGTAGTTGGTGCGCTAGACTTAGCTCCAAGGAATCTATCGTCGAATAGATCGTAAGAAGCGGCAGATGAAGCGGCGCTGTTGGCGGCATTAGTTTCGCTGGTAGAAGCGGCTGAGGCCGAGTTTGCACTCGCTGTTGCGCTGTTCGCACTATTGGTAGCCGATGTTGCGGCCGCTACTGCGGATCCGTGGATCGTGTCTACATAGCTTTTTCTAGCTAGATCATCTGCGTTAACAGGATCTGCTGATGTCGTAATTTTGTTAGTTCCAATGCTGATATTACCAGTCATTGTACCGCCAGCGGTAGCTAGTCGAGTATCGCGCTGGGCGTCAGTGTAGGCTTTAGTAGAAGCGTCTTGGTTAGCTGTAGGATCTGTTACGCCAGTAACTTTGTTAGAGCCCATAGCAATAGCACCCGACATGGTGCCACCAGTTAGGTTAAGTTTAAGAGCGTCATTAGTATCTACATAACTCTTAGTAGCCGCATCTTGAGCCGCTGTAGGATTACCCACGCCCGTGAGCTTATTGGTACTCATTGCGATTGCGCCAGTCATAGTGCCACCGGCTTTCGGTAGCTTAGTCGCAATCTCGGCTGAAATTGTTGCACTGAAGTTTGGATCGTCGCCTAACGCATCCGCAAGCTCGTTTAATGTGTCGAGTGCGCCGGGGGCTGAGTCTACAAGGTTTGCTACCTCAGTATCTACATAACCTTTAGTAGCCGCGTCTGAGTTAGCCGTTGGTGTTGGCAATCCCGTGACTTTTGCGCCGCCCGACATAGTCAGGTTGCCTGTCATACCGTCACCGGCTTTAGTGACTTTTAGTGCGTCGTTTGTATCAACGTAATTCTTAGTAGCCGCATCTTGTGCATTAGTAGGATCAACAACATTAGTAAGTGCTGTGTTTGTAAAGTTTGCAGTACCGTTAACGACCACGTTGTTGAACGTAGATAGGCCAGAACTAGCTGTGATATTACCTGTAACGTCGCCCGTTACATCTCCAGTAAGATCTCCGGTTACGTTGCCTGTAACATTACCTGTGACGTTACCAGTTACATTGCCCGATAAAGAGCCTGTAATGCCGCCAGAGGACGTTAGTGTAGTGAAGGCACCAGAAGCCTCAGTCGTGCTTCCTATAGCCGTACCGTCGATTACACCGCCGTTAATGTCTACTGTAGCAAGCGTTGCTTGGCCCGATGTTGAAACTGTTGTGAATGCACCACTAGAAGCTGAAGAACTACCGATAGTAGTACCGTCGATAGCACCACTGTTGATGTCAACTTTTGCAAGAATGGTAGCACCGGAGCCATTCTGACTAATAAATAAATCTCCATTACTATTAGTCGTAGTAATAGTGTTACCATTAATATTGATATTGTCGATCTGTGCTTCTGTTACTGCGCTGTTGGTACCTAAAGTAACACCGTCTACTGTACCGCCGTTGATGTCGGCTGTAGTTACTGCACCTAGATTAGATACTGTAGCACCAGATAAGTTAACTGTACCTGTAGCTGTAAGCCCAGCAAAACTACCAGACGCGGGTGTACCCGCACCAACTGTAGTGCCGTCTACGCTACCACCATCGATATCTGCGGTATCCGCTTCAAGAGCGTCAATCTTCGCAGTTCCATCGATATACAGATTACGCCACTCAGACCCGGTAGCACCGAGATCGTAAGTAGAGTCTGCTGAAGGAATAAGGTGAGATGCTACGTCTGCTGTAACTGTTACAGTGTCAGAGGCCGCATTACCAATTGTAGTATTGCCGTTAACCGTGAGGTTACCAGACATAATTGTGTTGCCAGTAATACCTACGCTACCACCTACTGTAAGAGTAGTAGTTACGCCCAGTGAAGCTAGAGTACTTAGACCTGTTACGCCTAGAGTACCACCTACGGTTGTATTACCTGTAACAGCAAGATCGCCGCCAACATCAGTATTACCTGTGCTGGACATAGTCTCTGCATTGATGTCATCGATATAACCGACTCCATCTACATAAACATCTTTAAACTGTAATGTGGCTGTACCGATGTCTACGGTATTCGTGACTTTCGGTGCAATGATACCTGTGCCGAAACTAGCGGCAACTAGTGTTACCCAGTTAGCATTGTTCGTCGTGTTGTATAAACATAGGTGTGTATAGCCAGTGGAGGCGTTGATCCACAACGAGCCGGGAGCGTAGCCCTCAGTGTTATCATTGGTTGCTGTTGGGTCGGACGTGGCAGTCGTGTTGTTACGTCCGCCAACACCACCGTGAACCACAGGAAGATAACCAGATACGGAGGTAGTAAGCGGTATCTTTGGTGCATTCCCTGTTGAGCCATCGTGTGAGTGTCCTGTTGATGAATTAAAAGCGGCTAGAATCTGGTTAAATTCTGCATTAAGTGGCGGTGCAGTAATATTAGCACCGTTGATTATGTCCGCGACTGATTGTCTAGTATATCCAGCCATTAACGTCTCCCTGCGATGCTAAATTCAAAAACAATACCTTGGATGCTGTAAGGGTTAAAATTCCCCAAAGTAACGAAGGTAAGCTGAGTAGCGTACCCTGAGCCCTGTAGGCTAGTTGTAATGATGGGCTTTTCTGTGCCCCCATAGTTAATATTTGTACCGGCATAATTAATGTTTTTCCCTTTATATCGTACTGGTGCGCCCGACGATTCTTGTGAATAGGAACTAGGCTTTGCTGTATTGGGGTCTTCCCAATCGTAAGTCACAGCCATGTTCAGAGTTAGTGGGCCTTCAGCACGAATAAATGTATTGGCTTTACGCATGGTCTTTTTGACCTCGGTGTCGCCGTAATCAAAAAACGGGGTTGCGTACACGGCTAGGATATCTTGGCCGTCGAACTGGTTAGTCTTTTCCTGCTGGTAGACTTTCCCGTTATAGTCTCCGTGTAAAATCAGTTCGCTGGATCCTACATAAGCGGAGTCACAACAACTCGCCCGGATACCAACTAATTCACCAAACTCCCATCCTAGTCGTTGGTCTGCTGACCTAAGACCGCCGATGATACCGAAGCTGTCTTGAGTGAATATATCGTCATCTCCAACAAAGTATCTCAATTGAGACTTACTTCGGATGACTACTCCGTTGAGTGTTTCTAGATCATAATCCTGCGGTAGAGCGGTAAGAAGTTGCTGTATTGGTTTAGAGATAGTCTCTAATTCAACGTCACCAATTCTACTTGTACCAGCTACCGGTCGTAACCCATCAGGTGCTAGAAAGACAAGATCACCCCCTAACTCCAACACCGAATCTCTTGCAATACAACCTACGTTGGTTGTGATCTGGTCTAGAACAAACCCGGCTGTTACGTCGGGGGAAACTTTCTTAATACCGTTGGTACCGAAAACAAATAAGTCACCACGGAAAGGCTTAAACTGTACTACGTCAAAACCGATTGCTAACTGCCCAGCGCCAGCGGCGGCGGTGAACGTCAATGGATCTAGGGGAGCCGAATAAGCAATTGTTGCTTGAGCTACTCTGTCACCACCAAAGAACAAATGGTTCTCAAAAGCGTCTACTAGTTCAGGTCGTGCTAAGGCGCTTGCTCCGCCGGGACTTGATGCACCCCCTGAGTTATTAGGGCTAATGGCTTTCCAGTTAATCCCGTCAAAAACGACAGCGTTATTAACACCATCTACAAAACAAATCTTGTTACCATCCCCAAAGTTAAAGCTAATGTGGCGTAGTTTCTTAACCTGTCGAACACCATCTTTGAACTTGTGAACTATTCCAGTGTTGTATGCCGACCACGCCGCGTAAGGTACATATCGGTAGAACTTATATTCGTTAGTATCTACCTCGATTATGTCCCCAACTGTAGCACCCGATGAAAGCGTTACGCTAGTAGCATCGTGGCTGTATCCAGAAAGTGTGGTAGTTGTACCGTTTCTTGTCTGCTTAACAATCGTATTAGACGTGTTGTTATTAGCTAGTGTTCTAGAGTTTGAGTCCGCGCCAGAGAAAACAGTTTGTCCCTCTGTCGCTGTATAGGTAAACTTCTTAACCTTCCTAGATACGATAACAATATCAGTATCTAAGTTATCATCTTTATGGATAGATACGGATAGAATCTTACCTTCGGTATTTACTGGATCTACTTCTTGATGATTAGCGTTTGGATTATAAGGGGTAAAACCTTCTATCCTACGATACCCACCAAATAGACTAACTTCGTAGTTAACCAATCTTGTTGCGGCACCGGGGCTGTTTTCACTCAAATCAAGATGATTTTCGTTACTATTAAGACCACCGCCACAAATGACTTTATAGGACTGTACGCGATCTGCCATTTTAGAGACCTATGTATTCAGGGCTCATTTTAGAATTTCTAGAAACCCGTGTGTCGTAAACTCGCTCGTATTTGTTAATGAAAATACCCTGCATGTTTTTAATGCCTTGCTGGAAAACCTGTATAGATACGCCAGCGGCTTCTGGGTTATCCCGGAACATGTACATGTAGTACAAAGCACCATCGATAATCACGTTATCATATGAATTTGGAATTCGAGTTTGATCAGAGAAATTAGTTAAGCCTACGTTATTCATGTAGTACTTAAACTGGACGTTATATTGCTTGTCTGGGGAGGGGCTTACAATGTACCCATTACCGTGAGAGGGTGCCACAAACTCCGGGCAACGCACTCCGATAACACCCGCGTTATCATCATCACTCTTGTACTTTTTGTAATAAACATCACGATCCATAAACTCTAGCATCTTGTGTTCGACACCTAGGGATTCATTCTTCTGGATCTGAAAACTATTCCAATCAACAACTTTAAAATACTCGGGCCAAGAATACTCTTCCTGACCTACTAATAAAACTTGTGTGTGTTGAGCGGCGTTAAAGGGCCACTCGTATTCAGCTTGGTTAATCTGACCAATAGCATCTGCAATAGCATCCTTAGCAAGGGTTTGCACACCTCGCGTGTTGGAGAAGTCTGCCTCAGATATTTCTACTTCGTTAATCTTACGAAGCAGTTTGTTAGTGAGGTCAAGATAAGTAGATGGCATTGGTCAAATTACTCTAAATTTATATAAAAAAGGGGCAACCCTCCTAGGAAGGCTACCCCTTAATCGGTTACGCTAAGTTGTAATGCGCAGTCATTAGACCTTCAGGACGAAGGATCTTACGACCATACAATTGCATACCACGAACGATATCAGCGAATGAACCTGTATCACGGTAGCTTTCAGTCTTAGCCAACTGCTGTGCAGTAGCTACGCAAGACTGGTGTCCAGCCACAACTACACCAAAGTTCTCTTCTGAACCGACTGATGCAGAAGTTCCTGCGCCTGTTCCGAAGTATGGCAAGTTGTTAGACTTGTACACTTTAAAGCCACGGATAAGACCGTTACCAACACGACCATTGCGAAGCTCTTCGCCACCGCCAAAGTCAGAGTTGATGAACTTAGAGTCTTCGTCCATTAGCAACTCATAGAACACTGGGTCTGCAACGAACCAACGATCTGCTGAGTCCACGTTAGCTTCATCCATTTTACGAGCCATTCTGTTAAGAACTGCTAGAGGGCTAGTGATACCACCAGCACCGCCACCAGCGGCTAGAGGGATTGAAGTTAAAGCGTGAGTATCCGCATCTGCTGAACCACCAAGATCAGAACCACCGAAATCAGTGATGTCTAACTTGTTAGCAAGCAACAGTTCATCAGCACCAGCGGCTGAATCAGCCTTAGTACCGTTAGCGGCTGTACGAGCAATCCAGTTACCACCACTCTTCTCAAAACCAGATAAGTAACCTAATACTTCTTGGTCGTAAGTGTCGCGTAGTTTGAATGCGGCGCGGTCAGTCGCTAAGTCCATGAAATTAACATGGCTGTGTGCGGCTTCGATATCGTCGATCTTGAACATGTAGTAGTTCGCCTGATCGATGATCAGTGAGAAATCAGCATCGCTAAGATCCTGCGCCGCAACTGCTGTGCCACGGGCATAATCAGAAACTGTGATTTCTGGTTCTTTGATTATCTTGACGCTATCGCCGTAAGAAGCGATTTCACCCATATAATCGGTGTTTGTGATGTCCTCCACCACTGATGTATTCCTAAAAGATTTTTGAACCTTTTGTGAATAAATTACAGGACTAAAATTACCATTAGGTAGGTTGGTATAGCCCGAAGCCTTTTGAAAAGCCATAATGCATCTCCTATAGATGTTAAGTTAAATCAGCACTAAAATTTTGTGGCGAAGCCACTAGTGCCTGAACGAAACAGAAGGGAATACTTCATTAAGGGCTAAGTTCTTTTGGGTATCTTCGAGTGAAGGGCCAAAGATACTTAGGTAACTTTAGAGTGTTCTTCTGAAATTTAAGGGAAGGATGAGGTAGGAAAGTATGTATAACTAAAGTTAGACTTCAGAAATACATAGTTTTCGGCTCCGTTTGTTAAGGTTGTTATACCACACTAACTAAGGTATTAGCAAGTGGTTTAACGCGCTCCACCAGTTACATCGTATTCAAACAGCCCTTTACTGATTGATTCCATGATTTTAGCTTCGTTTTTTTCATACTCAGCCGAACTCATGTTCTGTACCTGACTTTCTGTGAACATGGACTTACCGCTAGTTGGCGCGGCTACTCCACTTCTTCCAATGGCCTGAGCGGCGGCACTGGAGTTCTTAGTTCTTACTCTTCGGATACCTTTGTCGGACTTGTAGAGATCAATTGCTCTGGCCGCCGCCTTGGCATCTTGGTTGTTACGATAGAGGGAATCCTGAATATACTTTGGTTGTTCAGCTACCCAATCGTGAAATCCTTTCTGGGCCCGGATCTTATCAAAATCAGGATGCAACTTATGTAGCTCCATCATAGCTTTTTCAGCTTTGACACTATCTTGTTGCTTCTTAATATCTCGAATTTCTACCTTTGCTTCGTCATAGACTTCTTTAATTCGCTTCTGAGCGATTGTGTCGATAATCTTAGCAACATCCGGGTACTTAGCAGACCACGCCTCGACTTCTTCTTCAGACTTAGGGAATTTAATCTGTCCGCGTGTCGCATCACTAAGTTGCGCTTGCATCTGACTAATCTCTTGGTCACGTTGCGCCATTTGCTGTTGCATATGACGGCGAAGGTCACCGTAGCGTTTCTTAAAACTTTCTTCATCAGCATTTGCTGGGGGTGGTGTTGGTGCGCTTTTTGTAGGTGCCGCTTGCACCTCTTCTGTCGCCTGATCGGTTTCATCCCGATAGGCGTTTCTGTACTTAGCCATATAGTCTCCGTTGGGGGCCGTTAAAGTAGACTAGCCGAAGCTAGTGGTTTATGCGGGTAGCCCGTGCCGCAAATTACCTTTTCATCAAAGCGATCTTTACGCTGGGACGATAAGTATTTTTGCCGTCTGAAGAGTCTTCTTCATCCTCTTCGACTTCCATTGTTTCTTCTTCTATTTCTGATTTTGCTTCTTCGATTACGTTACCTTCTTCGGTCTCATACTCTTCTTCTTCTGTTTCGTAATCTTCTTCATCAGCGTAGTGGTACCCTAGCCCGTCACAGTGTTCACAGCCTTCGCCATCACACTCAGGACAAGTTATCATCTCTTGTTCTTCTTCTTCGATTTCTTGGATCTGACCCTCGGCGTACATAGCCATTAGGCCAAATTTAGCTTCGTCGCGTAGCGACATAAAAGTCTTTAAACCATGATAGCGAACAACGTCCGCTGGAACGACGTACTCACCGTCGCTTAAAACTGCTGGAATATCATCACGGACATTCATCTCGTTAGACCCCGGAGGAATTGGGTTTCCTGACACATCATCCATGCCTACCATCATACCGCCACACTCGGGGCACATTGGATCTCCGCATCCGCCCATCATCATATCTTCTTCGTAATTATGCATTATTTGGCTCCCTCCAGAGCTTGATCACGCAGTGTCTGGAACCTTCGCAACTCTGCAATTGCGCCCTGTACTTCCAGTATCTTTTCGTGTTCTTTTGTATTCTCTAAAAAATTACGCATCGTCTCGATACGAGTATCTACATAGTCTTGTAATAACGGGTACTTCTCTACGTCATTGACTAGAGGTAATATTTTCTTCGCTAAGACTTTTTCCATTACTGTGGCTGACCTTCAGGTGGTGCTGGGGGTGGAGTTCCACCGTTCGCTCCTCCGCCTTCTCCCGTAAATCCGGGAGCGCCGGGTTCTGGTGCATTACCGGGAGCTATGTTCCCGCCACCATTACCGGTTGGGTCTTCGGGACTAGGTGCCCCTTGTTGCTGTTGTTGGGGTGGTTGCTGTGGCATCAACGCCGCTACCGCCGCCATCATCTCAGCTTGGATCGCCGCTTCTCTTGGATCGTTAAGAACCTTGTCCTCATCCAGATCCATACTCGCGGCAAGCTCTCGTAGTATGTAATCATACTTAACGAATGGAGCCATACTAGGGTTTCCTGTCATCTGCATAAACTGCAACAGGCGTTGAGAACGTACCTCGTTTCGCATTAGGCTTTCTGTGCCTTTGGCTACGACATCGAGATCCCCTCTAATAGATTTATCGAAATTAAACTGCATGTTGAAACTGAATAAAGATCGGCCGAGAGGAGCCAATAAGTAGTCATCAACATTGCGTACAACGGCCTTAATGTTCTGTGCCGCCGCGCCCATAAGCATAGACATTCCAGATGCTGTTCTACCAACACCCATAACGCCTGTACTACCGTGAGCAAAGGAAGGCATACCAGTAGCTTCATCCGCTAACTGTCGTGCCTTATCAAAAACTTGTATACATTCACCGGTTACGTTCGGGAACTTCGTACCAAAGATGGCTTGTCCCGGCGCACCCGCCTGACGCCTAAACACCTTGCCCGGATAAACTGACATGTCTTGTCCCGGTACTAGGTTTGTTTCATCAATCTCAATTAAGAGGTTAGATGACAAAGCGGCGTTATCTACAGCAAGACGCATGAAACCATTCATGATCTCTTGTGTATCTTCCATGTTCTCTGCCAGACCAATACCAAAGAAGCTATATGGATTAAGCTCGTAGGGTACTGCGTGGTAAGGAATACGGGTTGGAGTAAATGGATTAATTACTAGACGGATGACTTGGCCGTTACAAACCCATGCGTTGATCTGCACTTCGTCTTGGTCTGCCACTTCATCTGGTAAATCTAGTTCAGCCTCTTCGGCTATCTCAGCGTCTACAACACCCCAGTACTCAAGTACTTCATAGCGTTCAATAGACGAAGACATATCACTATCTTCTAAGGAGTCCTCCCAATAGTGGGGAGTGTAATTCGGGCCGAAATCAATCGCCTCATCAATTGCCTCTTGCCTAAAGAAAGGACGTTTTTTAAGGGCTCTCAGTTGAGAGCGATTTAAGCGGTGACGTTCAATAATGTACTCCGCTTCTGTCATATTCCGTGCGTCTGGATCTGGGTAAAAATTCCAAATACTCACAGCTTCGACTTTAGGAATAGTCCTAAAAACTGGGTCATAAACGCCTTCGTCATTCCAATTCGGATACTCTTTCTGTAACGCGAATGGGCCTTTTAAAATGCCTGTACCAAACAGCGACATCTCAAAAGCAACGGAACGTAAATGTTTGTTTGCTTCGGACTCCTCTAGCTGATCATGGATAGTCTTTTCCATTTTTCTAGAGGCTTCTTTTGCTGGCTCAAAAGTTAGAGCCGTAGGTGTTTTGCCGGGGCCTTCTCGTAATTTATCTTCTACGCGGCCAAGTTGGTCTTGGTATGGCCCGGAGCGTTTTAATAATTCTGGTCGTGCAATAGTGGGGTTCTTAGATCCGCTACCCCCAGTAAGCTCGTTTAATTTATCCTCAGTAACTTCCTTTGGATCAAAGTGCATAGGGCCACTAACGCCCAGAGGCTTGTAACTAGGCTCAATGCCAATAGGAAACTTACTCCCTGCAAAAAGTACATCGACAATTTGAGCATAGGCCGCAAGAACTTTGGTCTTAGTGATCTTGATAAACGCCTGACTCTTTTCCTGCTCCGTGAACTGAACGTCTGGGCCATATAGGCCACGGTAATTCCTATAAGAAGTAAGCCATCTTGTTTCATCCGACTGCCTCGCATCGTTTGATCGGTTATACCTTCCTTCGATCCATCCAATTAATCCGCCCAGAGACGCATTGTCCTCGGGAGTACCATCTTCCAATCCGATTGCGGCTTCTTCTAAATTTATATCTTCTGGTCGGTCTACAATTGCCATTTATTTAGTATCCAAATTTACGACTCGCGGGTCTCCAAGTCTGAGTATTTTTTTGACCCCAATCATCAAACGGGGATGCGGCTCGTGGCCGAGACATGACGCCATAACGCACGGAGTCATAGGTGTGGTCACTGCGGTATCTCACGTCAATATCGTCCCCACCCTTGGGGTCGCTGGGAATGACGGGAAGATCTGCAATAATCTGGCGGCAGTTATTAAAAAATACGATGCCGGGGGTTTCTGCTTCTTCGTCATATTTGAGTAGTTCATGAAGTCGGTTCTTACCCGCTACTCGGGCTCCCGCACTTCTGTCTGATGGTCGCCATCGGCATCCCATCGAAATCATTTCTTCTGCTATGGACGGGCCAATCTGCCCTCTATTATGCCAGCATGAAGAATCTAGTATACCATAACTTATTTGTTCACCTACTTCAAGCTCTAGTACAGCTTTAGCTAAATCTTTACCAGTGTGCTTACTAACGTATAACTCTCGGTAAACTATGAGAGTTTCGTATGCTGGGTCTATAGCGAACCAGTGTACGGCTGAGTAGGAGGAGTAGCCATAATCACAAGATCTAAATCTACGCCACTCGTGCGGTATTTCAAACGGATCTACTATGTGCGTATTTGGCCTAAACTCCGAAAATGCCGCGCCGTCTGCGACGGCCCAATCGCCTTCCAGAAGTTGCCTTCTTTGCATCTCAGGTAGCGATAGAAGGTTAGCCTCGTAGGAACCTTCCGAATGCAAGTACGGGTTATCTTTAAGAGTGGCCGGTATGAATCGTCTATCAAAAAGAGCTTGTCCTGCTTTGTCGTGACCTTCCGGGTAGGTTAGTGTCTCGCCCGTCTCCAAGTCTTTCGCAGAGAACGAAACGCCAGCCGGGCTCGGATCCACAAACATCTGCTTAACCCACGAATGGCCGGGGCCACCCGGGTTCGTAGTAGCTCGCATAAATATCGGTAAGCTGGGGTCAGTGGTTCTAAGACGTGATCGCATATAATTCCATGCAAACGGCGTAGAATGTTGCGTAAGCTCGTCAAAGCCAATGTAACTGAACGCTTGGCCTTGGTAACGTAATACATCATCTTCTCTCTCTAGGTAGGTCATCCATAATCTAGCTCCGCTAGGGAATACCCACTGTGACTTTTTTTCCTGCCACTTTGCGCCGGGGAATGCCGCGACGTACATTTCTTGGGACTTCCATATTAGTTCCCTTAGTTCGTCATTTGTACGTCTAAGGATCAGTCCGTTGAAGTTAGCGTTTGAGAAGTATCGCATCGGATCTGCAAGCAGTCCTATACTTTTACCTCCACCGGCCGCTCCGCCGTATAAAACTTCTCTTTCCGATGCCGCGAGAAATTCTGTTTGCGGCCCCGGGTTGGGTGAGAAGATAACCTTTTGTTCTTTTGGCTTGGCAGTAAAGTCGAGTGTATCGCTAAACTGCTGTGTTGTGGGTGCGACTGGGGTGGCTTCTTCCTGTCCACTTATCGCATCAATCTTTTTCTTAGTAACGGTAAGACTTCGTTTAGTCGCCGCTTCACGCTTTTTAAGATCGCGTAACTCCCGCTCTTCTTTAGTCTTTGGTGCGTTTTTGCGCTTGCGCTGGGCAAGCTGTTTAACACGAGGGTTCTTATCGCCCCTATTCCGTTTCCATATATTGGCTAAACCTTGGTGAGATACTTCGTGCCCTGAGTTCTCACTCAGCCACCTAGCGGCCTCACGGTAGGAGTTGCCATCATCAAGGAAGTCCATCGCCTTTTCAATAAAGCCAATTAGATTCCAATCTGGAACGGCTAGTAAAACATCATCTTCGCTTACTTGGTACCCGTAGGGTATCTTAGATGTTTTATTAGGTCGTTTCTTATCAGGCCAATTATTCGTCTTCGTCATCGGTTGGGGACACCTGTTTCGGTGGTAAAATAAATACGCCCCCTTCTGGCCCTTTAATCTCTATCTGTTCTTTCTTTACTAGACCGGTTCTATCAAGAATCTGAGTAGCCGCCGCCACCGCATTTCTTGCCCCCATAGCACCCGGGTCATTTAATACGTCCACCATGCTAAAAGTAGCCTTCGGCGCATTCATCGCCAAAACCATACTAGCACGGTCTACTATCTCGTCACGCAATGGGCCAACGACCTCATTGATGCGAGTATTATGCGAGTAGCCAGCCGAAGTCATAGCTTCACGAATGTTACCCCGCGCATCACCACAGAGAGCTTCTAGGAAGGCTTCTTGCATTTTAGTTAATTCTTTTTTGTCAGTCATTTTGTGCCTGTTGTGGTATGCCTTCGGCAGTACGAAGTGCTTCAATTGTTCCTAAACGAATAGTAAGGGCTTGTACTTGATCTTGTATTTGGCGGAGATCTTCTACGTCCCGCTCTACACCCTCAATTAACATATCCTGTCTAGCGTCAGCCGGTAAGCTACCAAGCTCACCTCTAGGCCATTTGATACGGAACTCATTGTTCTGCGATATCTCCATCTGGCTTTTATCTAGACTGTGTTCTAATACGTTTAGTCTTTCCTGTACGGAAAAATACGCCATCGTCGCAACTGACGTTGCTATGATCATTGCTATTAAATTACGGATAGGGATGGTAATAGCCGTAGAGTCATTAACCTCTACCATTTCTTGCAAGACCAATATCTAGCCGTCATCTTGTCTTTCGCCGTTTCACACTTGTGACGCGCACGGAAAGACTTACGAGCTTTCGGGTTAGACTTACGGATCTTCATATCCGGGTCGCCAAATCGAATGACCTTTTCTTTGCCATCCTGACAGGCTTTAACCACGAACTTCTTACTACCGCCCGAGGTACGTCTAGGCTTGTTGCAAGCCATCTTGGATTTATCTACGCGCTTAGTAGCCATGACTACTTCTTCTTTTTGCGAACAGACTTACCGTAAGATGCCTCTACTAACTCCCCACGCTTGTATTTCTTTTCGCCCTTCTTATCTTCTTTTTCGAGCTTATCTTCGCGCTTTTTTTGCGCCATGCCACCAGAGCTATAAGCCATCTTAGGCTTCTTCTTCTTTACGGCTTTCCCACGGCTTGCTTTTACTTTGTCAGCGTCTTTATTCACGTCGAGCTTCTGAAGACCATCACCGATCTTCATGAAACCACCTGAGTTCATTTTTTTGACTTTGCCACTGGATTTAACAGAGGCCCCACAATTTGCGTATTTCACTTTTAGCTCCCTAAGTAATTATTCGTCCCCAAACTTTATCTTGCGCCGATTGGCCTCATCATCAAAATTTAGTTCTTTAGTCGAGAGGCTATCGTCCCGGTAATCGGTGTAGTCCTGCTCATAAAATTCTTTGTAGCCTCTAAAAATAGTAGCCTCGTCTCGCGCTTGTTTCGGCGTGATCAGGCCCTCTTCTAAAAGGTACCTCCTGACATCCTTTAAAGTTAAACGGACGCCAGTAGCCGCTTCTATCGCGGCTCGTATGTAAATTAAGTTGATTGAGTTTTTGGGGAGAGACATGTTGAGTCTGGTATTTGTTATAACACTACTACGATTTAATTGCAACACCTGAAATAACGTAGTTAAGGTAATTAATAGGGGCGGAGTATTGACGGATGAGCAAATTCATGCTAAAATGTTCAGGCGTTCGCCGGGCGGTACATATACTATTTAGTAGTACCAGAGGGAGGCTTCTTCTTAGGATCTTTCTTAGGTTTGTTACCAAAGATAGCATCGTAGTTAGAAGAGTACTTCTTATGATCGGTAGGGCGTTGCTTAGATCCCTTACCCATAGCTTACACATTCCTGCCATGCAGTGTGAGGACAAGTATCCCGGTGTATTAGACGATTAAGATAGATGGAGTTCTTACCATCGTAGTCTGCACACTTCTCAAAGGTTACGGACATATCTTCTAAGCAGACCAACGCAAATATATCGCAGTCACCCGCTTCATATTCACGGAACGTGGTGGTCTTACCCTTTCTAATACTATAGAGCCGCGCACCTGTCGCGGCTTTTTTCGTTTTAACGTCTACGCGAATTACACCAGCATCCTTCGGGAGCATTACGAGCAAGTCGTAACCACTTCCGGCCGTGTGATGTACCTCGTAGCCATAACCGGCCACTACAGCGGCAACTAAATGCTCTCCAATACGGCCAACTTGGGTCGCATCCAGAGGATCCATGAGGTTAGGGTTAAATAGGGGTTTAGAATTCATCAAATAGATCTTCGTTGTGTAACTTGCCTTCCATCAGGCCAGCAATATCACGAAGATTGTGAGAATGACGGTCAAGTTCATGTGCAATAAGGTAAAGCTGGTTATATCCGGCCGCACCTTGGTCTTCACGGTAGAAATCGATCAAATTATCGATGATCTGCTCAAAATCTACTCGTATCTCGACAGATTCATCACTCTCGTCAGGGAATATGTAACTAACTACGAACATACGTCCGTCGTTGTCCACTTCTAGGTCGTTTTCGACTAGTAACGGTAATTCGAGCGTCGCAGTATCGCTAGGTAAGCTCATAATTTAGTCCATTTAAGGAAAATACTCCAACAATTGCTAAAGTCATACCCAATAATATTAAATTACCTTAGTTAAGTCAATAGTTTGGCGCAATTAAATGCATAATTATAACACTAATAGGCGCATATTATTGCGTGTTGACAGAACGTGTACACAAAACCCCCAAATATCGACACGAAAACCTACTATGTTTACAAATGGAGTCCGTAGGGGTCTCGATCTTGTTGACAATACCTATTTTTCCAAATTCGGTCGTAGTTGTATACGGTAACGGGTACCCCCCCCGGTGGCAGTCGCCCCCCCCGCTAGGCCCCGCCGTTGCTAGGTTCTCGCTGGTTTGACCACAGCCGCGACCACTGGCCCGAGTAAAGCCCCGGCATTGCTGGCGATTGCACGGCCCGGGCTCATAACGTAACGCTAGGCGCTGGCTATACCCGGCCCGATTGACCGGCGCGGCCTATTGACGAACGCACCACGGCCGAGGGCGGGGCGGCCCGGTGCATGTTATCCGCCCACAGTACCGCCTAAGCCCCGAACGGTTGCCGGGTGGTGCTACCCTATGGCCTCGGGCTGGCGTCGCTGTATCGGCCTTATATTGGCCCGGGTAAATGATAGGCAAAAAAAACCCCGGACAATGCCGGGGCTGGTTTCGGTTACTTTATCGGGCCGGGTTAGTCGCTGAGATACTCGGCGGCCGTGGCGCGTACCTTGTCGCAATCGGTGCCGGGCTCATAATCGGGCCAATGCCCGGCGGCTACCATATCGCAATAATAAACCGCCTCGCGGATCTCATCGTTAAAGTCAGCGCGGCCCACCATGCCGAGCGCGACGATAAACGCCGCCCCGGTTAGGATATAGGCTAGGCGGCCCATCACGCCGCCACCTTCACAAGTTCCGCCCATGCATTAGAGCCGATGATTTTTGAAACCTCGCGTTCGCGTTGTTCTAACGTGGCCCCGGCGTTGTCTATATTGCCGGAGTTTCTAACGCCGAAACGCTGGCTATTGTGCGAAGCGTAAAAAGTAAGCGCGGAATATAAGGCCCAAACACTAGCGCCACGGCTGGCGGATTCTAGCGCGAATTGATCCAGCATAGTAGCGGTGCGGCGTTCCGATAGCCCGGCCGCGTTAAGTACATTTTCGGCGGTGTCTTGGTTTATTTCAGTATTTGCCCAGCGTTGAAAGTCTCGGGCCCTTACTAAATATAATTCCATCTCCCGGCTAATAAACTCGGAAAACTTGCCCGGGGTAAATCCGGCGGTGTGTCTCGCTAACTGTTTGACTAGTTCGCCGATGCACATACCATTTTCACAAACTTGATCATAAGCCCCGGCGAATACTCGCACCGAGCCGTTACCGTCGAAAGTGTTAGAAATGCCCACCCGAAATTTTAACTCGGTCTCGCTGTTACGCTGTTTAATGCCGACTTTCATCGCCGGAAATGCTAACTCGAAACGAGTATATGCGCCGCCGTAACTGCTAACCTCTTTTAATTCTAGGCCGCGCAAAGCGTTAGCCGGTAAAGTTTCCCGGGCCGCATTAGTTAGCATTTCATAGAGCCCGGCATTTTGTGCGATGCCGTACCGGTTACCGACTAGGCCGAGGGCCGCCCCGGTATCGTCTCGGCGTATAACTTGGCCGAGGTCTATTTTCTGAGCGGTGCCGGTTTCGTGGTTCGCCATATAGACCGGCTCGGCTACCGCGTTAAAGTCAGTGGTTGAAGTTAACGCCGGAAACTCGGCGCGGTGTAGTGGTGTTATGTTTTGTATGTTCATAATATTTTACCTTTTGTAGTTAAACGGCCGAGACCACCCCGGCCGATTGTTTGATTATACACTTAACTCGGCCCGAGTAAAGGGCGTTATTAATGTAATAGTTAAAGCGTACCGGCGGCCCATGACAAAACCCACCACCAAAAAACGCAAAAGCCTATTACAGTATAAAGCGGCCGCAAAGTGCCGAGCGGGTATTTTTCTTTTTTCACGCCGCCACCACTAGGGCCGGGATTCTCTCGGCGTCGATAACAAAGCCCGATTTATCCGCCTTAGCTAATGAGCCCTTCGCCTTTAATCCGATGATAACCGGCCCGGCCTTACTATTAATAAGGTCTGACTTATCCCCATCGATAACCGGGCGGCCTAAAAACTCGGCCGGGAATTGATCCCGGAAAACGGCGGCAATAGGTACCCCGGCCCCGAGTGCTATTTGCACTTGGTTGGCATATTGAGCCCGGCCCGAGTAACTAAACATAAGGCGATAATTGTCCGGCGTATTATTTAACCGGGCCGCCCTTTTGGTGTAGTCATAAAAATATATCTCGGGGAATAGTTCCGGGATCCCGAACCGCTCAAAAGCAATATCTGAGATTGTATTTAATCGGGCCGCCGGGGTTATGCCGTTTTTTTGGCATAGTAGAGAAAAGTTTTTTAATTCCCGGGTTAGCCTATATAAAAACTGGTCTTGGTCTTGGTGCCATAAATCCGAGCGCCATTGTCTACCGGCCGCCACATTATCGAACCGGCCACGGCCCGACGATTTTAAACAGCCCTCGAAACATCCGGCGGCCTTACTACCGGGGCAAAGTATCCGATCCGGCATTAATGAGAGACTAGCGACCCGATACAATCCGCCCCGGTTAGTTTTTGCAATTTTGGTGTTACCGTTCCCAGTGTCTAATAAATTTAAATGTTTATTCATTTTTTAGTTTCCTTTTGTAGTGTTAAAGGGCCGCCACCACAGCGAACCCATACCCCGATTATATACAAGCGCCCCCAGTTAGCAAGCAACAAAGGGCACAGCTAAACCGGCCCAATTATTTTTTTATTTTTTTGCTGTACCCCTATATATATACACATATGGGTATGATTAATGCGGGAATAATTGCGTAACTGTATTTTAGTCTTGACGCGCCAGTCTTTTTTATTATCTTGTTGAGACTCTTATGAAAGGAGAACGGATGCCCAATCGAAAGCGAGTATTAAACAAAGAGACACCTCCGCTAGGGTATGAAATGACAATAGATGAGGCATGGCTAGGAATTGCTAATCTATATGATGCTATAGAAATAGCTGAACAAGGACATCGAGCAGATTTTCTTGAGTTAAATCAAACCAAAGTAGTAATCAAAGCAAGTCGTGCGGGAGAAAACCCCGACGCAGTGGTAACAGTATGCCCCGACTGTACTATACCCGATCTAAAATTAGTCGAAGACTAACAGCAATATCAAAAAGACATAAAAAAAGCCCCGGAACGTCCAAAAAAGGATATTCCGGGGCCTTAGTGGTGCCAGTTTAAGGGGGAATTGGCACCTCGCAGTCGTTAAGAGCGGGAGGAGTACTCCTAACACCTCTAAGACTACTACAATGCCCTTAGTACGTCAACAATAATACCCATAGTTGACGCGCCAGTTTTTTTTAGTTATCGTATTACTCGAACTCATAACTAATAAGGGTATAAGGATGACAAAATATTTAGAAGAAAGGAAAAAAGCAGACGGATCAGTGTTTTATGCATTTAATCCGTCCCGAGGTGTACGGGATGCACTTAACTTAGGGTACCAACGGTTCCCAAACAAACGGGATGCAGTAAAGTATTGCCAGCAAGTGGCACTCGAATTCAGTTTGCACCGCAGAAAGAACGAAGGAACGATCAAAGTAGATGATGAAAGCGTTGAAGGGCTCATAAATTTCTATAAAACTACTCAGGAGTGGTTAAAATTAGCTGATAACAGTAAAACTTTCTATGATTTACAGCTACGAACGGCCACGGAGATGCAACTAGACGCGGCAAAGTTATCATTTGGTCAGGTAAAAGCTAAAAACATCACTGCAACTCAGGCAGATAAGCTATTTACCATGATTCAACAGGAATATAGTGACCACAGGGCGTCTCATGTAGTGAAAGTACTGCGAAAAGTGTACAACGTAGGCTTTAGACACGACAAAGTGCCCGCAAATCCGTTCAGCAACATGAAAATACCCGGCTTGGCTACCCGAAAGGTACTCTGGGAGCCTGAGCAAGTATCCAAACTGATCGAGACAGCCGATAAAATGGGTTACCCGTCTATTGGTACGATCACTTTGCTGGCTTATGACCTATGTGCAAGGCCCGGGGACATGCGACAGTTAACGTGGGCTAATTATCATGATGAACAGTTTGCCTACATCCAAGAGAAGACCAAGACCATAATGGGTGTAGCCGCTTCTCCTAGATTGATAGAGCGATTAAAAGAACACCACCAATACGATCCCTTAGATTTAGAAAGAATAGGCTGTATCGCTATCTGTGAGACTACAGGCAAACCATACAGCAAAGATCTACTGGTCAAATACTTCGCCCGGGTTAGGAAACAATCGGGCATACCCACACATCTACAGCTTCGTGATCTCCGCCGAACAGGTGCAACTGAGATGGCTGAGGCTGGGTGTACTGAAGATGAACTGAGAGCAGTAACGGGACATCAGTCGCGTGAGATTCTAGCGACCTATGTCAGACCAACAATGAAGCTGGCAACGTCAGCAATCAACAAGAGGTTCGCATCATGACATTAAAGAAAAAGGAAAGGCGTAACTGTGACGTGTGCAAAGAAGCTCCGGCGGTAGTCGTAGAGCGCACACGATGGCTAACAGACTCCAAGTCAAATACAACCCACTACTTTTGTGCGGCGTGTAAGATCATGGAGATGAAAAAGAGGGGGTATTTATGAATGGAGTACCTCATTACCCAGAGCTAATTGTATGTGATTTTTGTGGGCGGCATACTCGCGGAGTGGTTTACCCAAATGAACCTGATTCGGTGAAATGCACGTCATGCAATATGGAAATAACTGATGTAGCAACTAGTGTAGTGGTTAGTGGCGAATGGAAAAGTGACCAAAAACGATCACTCCACTCCACTGACATTGTTACTGACGCTTTAAATCACTTAGCAAACAATGACTTAGACTAACTTTGGTTGCGGGAGTAGGATTTGAACCTACGACCTTCAGGTTAGGTGGAAACTTAATAAAATCAATGGGTTACAGGGGTTAATATGGTTAAGCTCATAACTAATGTAATAGTTAAACTATAGTTTAGTTGTTGACGGATGCTTAAAACCATGTTAAAAAAGCGAGGCCGCTCCGGGGCCGAGCTACCCCTAATACTCGTTTTAAGGGGGAAATATGTATAACCGGCACGAACAAATCGAAATACTGAAAGCGATAAGAATCAGCGAAGGTGAATCGAAAACCATCGACTGCCCATTTTGTCACGGTAAAAAGAAATTCAGTATCACGAATAAAGACGGCACACTTCTCTGGAATTGTTATAAAGCATCCTGCTCGATCAAGGGCGCTTACCGTAAAGGCATGTCTTTATCCCTGATCAAGAACCGGGTTGGTATACCGAAAGAATCTACCAGCGATTACATAAGACGTGAGATCAAAGAACGTGGTCTAACTACACGCCCATTACCTGACATGTTATCTCAGCCGAAGAACCATACATTTGTCATGAATTATCTTGATGAGAACGGATGTACCTCGGCCTATCAACAAGGACTAATTAAGATCCTATATGCCCCGGCGGATAACCGGTGCCTGTTCCTGATGAATGACAACAAAGGTGCTGTCGGTAGATCTCTTAGTGGTGCTACTCCTAAGTGGATGTCATACGGAGATACTACAGGCGTGTTAACTGTAGGTAGTTCAAAGATAGGCGTAATCGTAGAAGATGCACCATCAGCCTGTGCTGTTTCGTCTACTGAAATGTACACTGGAATAGCTATTTTAGGTACTAATTTGAGTACAAAACAGAAACAAACCCTTAAATCATACGATAAAATCATTATTTGCCTTGACAATGACGCTAAAGGTAAAGCTATAAAGTTATTACGGCAATTACAAGGGCTTGTAGAATGTACGGTTCGGTTCATAAACAAAGACCTGAAGTATTGCCGGAGCAAAGAGATTGCTAGTGTAATAGAAAGTCCGGGACTATAGGTACGGTCAGTTTATGGAGGGAAAAAACCACAATGAAGTGCAGAGGAATTGTCGTAATAGATTACGATCTACCTGATGGGTACAAGCAAGCGGCGGTAGAGCAAGAAGCTCTGGAGAATGCTGTGCGAGAACTGGTCAAGGGAAACCCCAGAGTAGTTCATTCAGAAGTAGATATCAAAGAGCGTCGAGGCGATAACAGGCCCGACATAAAAAAGATGAAATTACGTTCTAGTTAATTTAAAGTATTCATTATTTGTTGAGCCCTGTCGAAAGATGGGGCTTTTTTTTATTTCTTCTCCATGCTATCGTGTAGCTCAACTATAACTTAACTATGCGATAGCTATGGACATAAGAATACTTAAATCACTATTATCATTCGACTTTTATAACGAAAACAAAGCAAACCTATCTAAGAATCTATTCGAGGATGAGATCCAAGACGCCTACGTCACTATCTCTCAAGCCCACGAAAAGCATCAACACGATCTAATCCCTGCCGATATCATGGCATTGTGGCAAAACCAGAACCCGGTAGCTACTCGGTCTGACCAAGAAGCATTTGCTGGTATAGTGGATCTAATTCATACGATAGACCCACTTTCCCCGCCTGTAGTAGCTGAGGTCATACAAGGCCTATGGCAACGCCGCATCGGAACTCGAATAGCCAACCTTGGTATCGAAGTAGCTGACGGCAATACAACCGGGATGGAAAGACTACACCAACTGCTTGATCAATCGAAGGAAGGCTTCATGCCTACTGACTTCGGTGAGCCTACGACCAAAGACATACATGAGCTATTAGCGGGTGTTACTGACGATAACCGCTGGGAGTTTAATATATCCACGTTATCTAGACATGTGTACGGGATAGGTGCCCGGGAGTTTGGGTGCGTGTTCGCGTTACCAGAAACAGGTAAAACGGCATTCCTAGTGTCCATTTGCACGGGCCCCGGTGGGTTCTGTGAACAAGGTGCTAAGGTTATCTACCTCGGTAACGAAGAAGACACTGGGCGTACCATGCTCCGTGCCATCCAAGCACACGCTGGCGTTACCCGGGAGCAAGTAATTGCTGACCCTATGAAAGCCAGACGTAAGTTTAACGACATTGAAGATCTGTTTGACATGAACGAGATACAGGACTGGGACTTGGCTAAGATAGAAGCCTACGTCGAGAAAGAACAGCCTGACATCCTGATCATTGACCAAGCAGATAAAGTAAACATTGGCGGTAACTTTAACGCAGGGCATGAACGTCTGCGTGAGTTGTATCGTCGATTGCGTGAGACCGCGAAGAAATTTGACTGTGCCCTTCTTGCGGTTAGCCAAGCCAGTAATGATGCCAAAGGACGAACTCGTTTATCGGGCTTCGATATGGAAGGCAGTAAGATCGGCAAGATGGCCGAGCTAGATTTATGTATTGGTATCGGTAAGCATGAAGCTGGAGACGTTGATGACTCCGAGCCCGATACCTCACGTTACCTAACCGTCAGTAAGAATAAGCTGAGTGGTTGGCATGGCACAGTAATTTGCAACATACAGCCGGAGATCTCCCGGTATGTGGAGTAGATATGCTGGTAACACTATCCAAGCAGGACGCCCATAGCAGTAAGCTAATGGGTGCAGATACGGTTAAGCTCTGTGAAATGCAGGGCTTTAAGCCAAGATTAGAGAACGACAATCAAAGTCGTACTGAAGCAAACATCTATGGGTTCAAGGCAGAGTTTGCCGTGGCCCGGTTATTCGCTCTGGAACCCCCAACCATCAACGTGCTGACAGACGGCGGCGTAGATCTTTGGTGTGGGGATAGCTCGATTGATGTGAAGTTTACTAACGCAGAGTTTGGCCCATTGGTATTCGATCAGATACCGAAGTTCCGGGCCCAGATAGCTGTGTTGGTAGGGAGAACCGAAGATCCAAATGTAATGCGGATCAACGGATGGATAGATCGCAGGACGTTCAAGAAAGAATGTAGCCCCGTTAATTTCGGATATGGCGACAGACTGAAGATGGAACACGATGAGTTGTTCCCGATTGAAACCCTGTGGAAACGATTAATGGAAACTAAATTTAAAGGGGAATAATGTGAGTGTAGTAATTGTATTGGACTTAGAAACAACGGTTCAATTTGGTGAGGATAAAAGTAAGGACAACAGCCCATACCATCCAAAGAATAAGATCGTCTCTTCTCATTGGAGAATGATTGAAGACGGAGAACTAGGCCCAGCGCGTCGGGCTATATTTAATCATAATGAGCAACACGGCCTGAACGCCGATAGCAGTGAGCCGATGAAGGCAGACCTTAAACGGGCTGAATTAATTGTATGCCATAATGCTAAATTTGACGTGTCCTACTTATATGAGTCAGGTTTCAGTACACCAAAAACAGTGTACGACACGATGATTGGTGAGTACATCCTCGCACGAGGACAACGTCAAGAGCTATCACTCAAAGCTACAGCCGAACGCCGGGATGTCACCCGTAAGAAGTCCGACCTAGTAGATGATTTGTTTAAGTCAGGTACCGGGTTTGAGGCCATGCCCTTGGCTACGGTCATAGAGTACGCAGATGCCGATGTGCTATCTACTGCGGAGATCTACCAAGCCCAACAAAAAGATCTTCTAAAAGAGTCGAACGTCGGCCTACTACCAACCTTTACTCTAATGAATGAGATGTTGCTATTTTTGGTGGAGCTAGAGCGCAACGGTATTGCAATAGATACCGATACTCTGGGTGCAGTAAAAATACAGTATGAAGCAGAGAAGGTACAGATAGAGAAAGATCTAGATGCCATCGTTGCTGACGTGATGGGTGACACGCCTATCAATCTGAACAGTGGTGTAGATATGACTGCCGTTGTTTATTCGCGCACAGTAAAGGATAGGAACTACCATAAGAACGCATTCAACATAGGCGTCAATGCCCGGGGTAAACCATTACCACCCCCTCGCATGAATGCCAGTAAGTTTGCTAACACAGTCCGCAAGTCTACTCGCCGGGTAATGAAGACCATAGCCAATCACTGTGATGTTTGTGAAGGCAAAGGTAGGCTACAGAAGATTAAGGTAAATGGTGAGCCGTACAAGAACCTATCCAAGTGTACTCATTGTGATGGGCGGGGCTATACTTTAACTGAGACAGGGCAAGTGGCAGGGCTCAAGCTAGTGCCTACCCAAGCTACCGACGCCAGCATCAACGGGTTTAAAACAGATAAGTTAACGATCAAGAAGTTGATTGCTCAGGCCGAGGCAAAGGACAACTTAAAGGCAATAGAGTTCCTTACCAAGACCTCTAGACTAAACGCTATCTCTACTTACCTAGACTCGTTTATTAAGAACATCGAAGGATCTACCCGGGCAGATGGAATACTCCACGCGCAGTTTAACCAATGCATAACTCGTACAGGCAGACTGTCCTCTTCTAACCCAAACTTCCAGAACATTCCAAAGGGTTCTAAGTTTCCCGTACGGAAAGCCGTACACTCTAGGTTTGATGGCGGCACGATTATGGAAGCTGACTTCTCTGGGCTAGAGTTTAGAGTAGCCGGGGAACTATCTCAGTGTCCTACTGTCATCGAGCAGATACTTGATGGGTTTGACGTACACAAACAGACCGCCGCCATTATTAATCAATGCTCAGTAGATGATGTTAATAAGACCATGAGACAAGCGGCTAAGGCGTATACGTTCGCGCCGTTGTATGGCGGGATGGGTGCTAATGAGCCCCCACACATCCAAGCCTACTTCAAAGAGTACTTCAACATCTACAAGGGCCTAGCACTGTGGCACCGTAAGCTAATGGATGGTGTGCTGAAAGACGGTCTCGTTCGTATACCAAGCGGCCGTGAGTTCTACTTCCCTAACGCTCGGAGGCTAGGAAACGGTAGGATAACTAATGCTACTGCCGTAGTTAACTACCCCTGCCAATCGTTCGCTACTGCCGACTTAGTTGTGATGTCATGTGTCCGGGCCCACCAAAGATTTATCAAGGAAGATTTTAAATCAAGATTGATCTTGACGGTTCATGATTCAATTGTCGTTGACGTTCACCCGGATGAAGACGCGCAAGTGATAGAGGCCCTGAAGTGGGCTATGGGCGGTTTAGCCGAAGAGGTCAAAGAACGCTATGATTATGAGCTTTCGCTCCCCCTCGATATCGAGATCACACAAGGCCCAAATTGGATGGAACAAGTTGAATTGGATATTGACTAGTTACCTTAACTAAGGTACATTGTAAGTCCTTAACAAAATACCTAATAAAGGTAACTACTGGAGAAATTTATGAATGAACTTGCAACTATTAGCAAAAGTGAACAATTGGAACTTGCCGCCGCTATGGGCATGGGTGGTGGTAGCGGTGACGCTTCTTCTGATCGTCTACCCGAATTAAAGATTAACTACCAAGAAGAGAACGACCAAGGTCAGTCACTTCCCCGTGGTCAATTCTTTGTGAAAGGTACAAATGATGACCCTGTTTTCTCCAAAACGGTGAACTTTCGTCCACTTAGCCAACTGTTCCAATGGATTCAGTACGACCCTGAAGAGAACAAGGTTAAGAACAAAACCTTGATGATCCCAATGCTACGCCAAGAAGCCCGGGACATGAACGGCACTACACGTTGTGGTAAACCTACCAGTAACGTATTGCGTGAAATGTCTAAGGAAGATCAGAAGCGTTACAGTGATATCAAATGCTTCCGTCAAGTGCGTGGCCTAGTGTCTTACGAAGGTAAGAATGCAGATGGTGACACAGTAACTGTCGAGAACCAGCCTGTAATTGTCATGCTGAAAGGATCTAACTTTAACCCGTTTGAAGATGAGTTCCTGAAGAAATTACCTCGGGGCCGTAAGATGCATGAGTACACAGTCAAGGTGGGTGCCACTAAGACTAAAGGCTCTGGCGGTAACATTTGGTGGGTAATGAAATTTGACCCCGACCTTGTTAACGCGCTTCCAATGGATGAGCAGATCTTTGAGACAGTCAAAGTAATGCATGACATGGTGAAGAACGAGAACGAAAAGATTCAAGCGTCTCATGAGAAAGCTCTGCGTAACAGCCAGCTATCTGATGATGCTATTGATGCCCTCGATAATATATCTAGTGACTTGGAAGATGATTTAGCCGACGAAGCGTAATCGTACCTTAACTTTAAACGAGGTACTTTATGTCTCTAAACATTCTTGAACACCAACTTCATATGGTACTTGATAAGCTCTCTAACGGAGAGGTTGTAGAGTATGAAGAAAGCTGGATAGACGAAGCCGGGGAGATGTTTAAAGACACTCTCCGCAAACAACTAAAGCCGCGTGAAGAGGAGTTCCGCATTCGTATGTCGAATGTGGGACGCCCCTCTTGCCAACTCCAACAGGAGAAGGCTGGCACTCCTAAATCCAAGAACCCCTACAACAACATTGTCCGCTTTATGCTGGGCGATGCGACTGAGGTATTGGTTGAGTTATATCTTAAACTAGCCCGAGTAAATATTACTGGGGGTAAGGATAAGGTACAGCTTGATGTGGGCGATACCACTATCCTCGGTGAGAACGACGTTGAGATAGACGATAAGGTCTACGATACTAAGTCCTCTAGTCCTTGGGCCTATGACAACAAATGGAGTCAGGGCTGGGAAGGCGTAGCTAAGGACGATGCGTTCGGCTATGTACCTCAGTTATTGGGATACAGTGATGCCTCCGGTAAAGAACCCGGCGGTTGGCTTGTTGTTAATAAATCCACCGGTGAGATCAAGGTTGTAGACGCTGAGTTCACTGACGCAGATAAGCGTGGGATCCGGAATAAGATCGCGTCTAATGTGGAATTGATAGCAACAGATGCACCTTTTGAAAAATGCTTTGAACCACAAGACGAGTACTTCCGTAAGCAACTAACCCCCAACAAAAGGCTGGCTATTAACTGTACGTTCTGTAACTACACAAACGCCTGTTGGCCGGACGCGAAGTACCGCCCCCAAACTCACAGCAAGGCTCAAAATCCTCGCTACCACTGGTATGCGGAGTATGACGATGACCTTTAGAAACATACGCCGTAGAGCTATCGCCAATGGGTACCGGTCTGGTCTGGAAGAAGATATAGGCCTACAGCTTAAAGAGGCTGGAGTAAGGGCTGAGTATGAACCTTTCCGCATTCCTTTTACTGTCCCGGTGCAGGGCCGTCACTACACTCCCGACTACGTTTTACCTAACGGTATCGTAATTGAGAGCAAAGGACGCTTCACTCCTGAAGATAGAAAAAAACACATATACATCCGTGACGAGTACGGCGAGGCGTTAGACCTTCGCTTTGTATTCAACAACCCTAGAGGCAAGCTCCGTAAGGGTAGCAAGACTAGCTACGCTGACTGGTGTGAGAAGAATGGGTTTATGTTCGCGGCGAAAGAAATCCCGGGTGAATGGCTTAAAGAAAAACCTAAAAAGCGTTCATTAAATTTACTTAACAAACTTCGAGAAACAAAATGACGGATAAGTTTATAGGAGCATTTATAGAACTCGTCCCGAATGAAACTAGCGAAGGGATAGATTTTAGGTTTGGTTGGGAGTTCCCCGACAATATGGATCCAGAAGTACAGGATTTATTTAAGAACCTAGTAGCTGGGATCTTCGGCCTGATGAGTAGTCAAGATGAAGAGATTATCGCCATAGGTGAGATAGTCCGTAATGTGTCCGGGTTTGATGAAAGTATCAAGCCAGTAGCAGAGAACGAGATTATCTTTACTGCGGACGAGGAACTTCTAGGCAAGCTGGAGTCTTCATCAAAAGTCATCGACATAAGCAAGTACAAACCACAAGGCGACGAATGATGAGTGATCTATTTATCGGCCTGTGTGGAAAGAAAGGCTCCGGGAAATCCTATGTAGCCAAGAACATGAGAGACAGCCGGGGAGCAAAGATCATCCGCTTTGCCGACACTCTTAAAGACATGATGCGTGTGATGGGCTTTAACGAGGGCCAGATAAACGGAGACCTTAAAGAAGTAGCCTGTGACATGTTGAATGGTAAGACCCCAAGATACGCCATGCAAACACTCGGAACTGAGTGGGGCCGTAACTTACTGCACGAGAATATCTGGGTAGATATGCTTGTTGCCAAGGCGAATAAAGAGACCGGTATTGTTGTGGTTGATGATGTTCGTTTCCCAAATGAAATAAAAGCAATCCGCGAGAACGGCGGAGTGGTAGCGTGGGTAGAACGAGTTTCTGTCTATGAAGGTGAAGATGAACACGCTTCCGAAACTTCGGTTAGCTCGGCGGACTGCGATGTCTGGATAGACAACACCCTACCCATCTCTGAAGTGCTTACCAACGTGGAAGGTTGGGCGCGATTGCAGAAAGATATTAGGAATAAAAATGAAAAATAAAGTTAATATTGACTTAGAAAGAGATGGATTATTTGATGACCTCGGACTCACAAGACTACGCGAAAGCTACATGCGCGAAGACGAAAGTAGCCCACAAGAAAGATTTGCCTACGTCTGTGAGCAATTCGGATCCAACCCCGATCACGCCCAGCGCCTCTACGAATACACCAGTAAACACTGGCTGTCGTTGTCCACGCCAATCCTCAGCTACGGCCGGAGCAAAAGGGGTATGCCCATCAGTTGCTTCTTGTCGTACCTCGACGATAGCGCAGAAGGATTAGTAGATACTCTATCCGAAGTAAATTGGCTGTCTATGCTAGGCGGCGGTGTTGGTATCCATGTGGGTATCCGTGGCTCTGACGATAAATCAGTTGGAGTAATGCCTCACCTGAAAGTCTATGACGCAAGCTCACTGGCCTACCGACAGGGACGTACCCGTCGCGGTAGTTATGCGGCATTCCTAGATATAAACCACCCGGACATTACGGCGTTTGTTGAGATGCGTAAGCCTACAGGTGACCAGAACTTCCGTACACTTAACCTACACCACGGCGTGAACATTACGAATGACTTCATGAACCTTATTGAGCAGTCGATGCGTGATGAGGACTTTGATGACTCATGGGATCTAGTGAGCCCTAACAACGGTGAAGTAGTCGAAACAGTATCGGCTAAGGCACTATGGATTAAGTTGCTAGAGATGCGTACCCAGACAGGTGAGCCCTACTTGGTGTTTATAGATAATGCTAACGATGATCTGCCTGAATGGTTAAAGAGCCAAGGTTTGAAAATCAATGGTAGTAACCTATGTACTGAGATCTTCTTGCCTACGTCTATGGATCGGACTGCGGTCTGCTGTTTGTCCAGCCTGAATATCGAGTACTACGACGAATGGAAGTCTGAGCGTAAGTTTATCCCGGACATCATGGAGATGTTGGATAACGTGCTGGATCACTTTATAGAACATGCACCTAAGACCGTCTCCAGAGCCGCTCTATCCGCGTCTAGAGAACGATCTATCGGTATTGGTACCCTTGGTCTACATGCTTACTTTCAGAAGCGTGACATGCCTTTAGAGGGCGTCATGACTAAGGTAACTAATCGTGAGATTTACCGTCACATTGAGAAAGAATGTAAGCGAGGCGACAGACAGTTATTTGAGTCCCGTGGGCCATGCTACGATGCTCAACAGGCGGGTGTCGAGCGTAGATTTAGTCACTGGACGGCTATTGCGCCTAATGCCTCTAGCTCTATTATTATGGGTAACACTAGCCCTAGCATTGAACCTTACCGAGCCAACGTATTTCGCCAAGATACAATGTCGGGTGCGTATATACAAAGAAACAAGTTCCTTGAAACTAAACTAGAAGAACTTGGTCTAAACACGCAGAAGACGTGGGCTAGTATCACAGCGCAGGACGGATCTGTTCAGCACCTAGATATACCCCAAGATATGAAAGACGTGTTCAAAACAGCCAATGAGATTGACCAGCTTTGGCTGATAGATCTAGCCTCTGACAGACAGAAACATACTGATCAAGGCCAGAGTCTAAACTTATTTTTCCGCCCGGATGTAAATGTGAAGTATCTTCACGCCACTCATTTCTTAGCATGGAAGAACGGTCTTAAAAGCCTGTACTACTGCCGTTCTGATAAGCTCCGTAAAGCTGATCGCGTCGGTATGCAGATTCAACGTAACAGAATTGAAGACGAGATTGATCTGACAGCGGTAGCTGATGGTGATGTCTGTCTCGCATGTGAGGGATAAACATGGAAAGTGATTTTATTTATACAGCCCTAATTAAGAAATTTGAGGCTGAAAAGTTGGCGGCAAAAGCCAATATTGAGATTTATATGGGGCGATCTGTAGGCGTCGCGGAACACCCGGACGTCATTGAGACTATGGATGGCCTAGTAGAAAAATACTGTGCGGCCGCTGAGAAGCTAGAACGCTTCCAGAAAGATTTTAAGTCGAGGGGGAAATGATGCCAAAAAGAAAACCAAAATTAACGGACACAAGAGATTACTATAAGCCATTTAATTACCCGTGGGCTTATGATGCGTTTCAGGCCAGTGAGCAAATGCACTGGTTGTGGACAGAAGTACCAATGCTGGAAGACACCAAGGACTGGCGTCACAGATTAAACGATGGAGAGAAGGACTTCCTTACGAAGATCTTCCGCTTCTTTACTCAGGGCGACATAGATGTGTCGGGCGCGTATGTGAACAACTACCTACCGCACTTCCCACAGCCTGAAGTAAGGATGATGCTATCGTCGTTTGCCGCCCGGGAAGCTATCCATGTTGCCGCCTACAGCCACCTCATCGAAACCTTGGGTATGCCTGAGTCAACGTACAACGAGTTTCTTGAGTACGAAGAGATGGTAGAGAAGCACGACTTCTTCCAAGAGCTACAGAAGGACGAGAACCTACCCGCACAGATTGCCGGGTTTAGTGCATTTACTGAAGGTATGCAGTTGTTTAGCTCATTCGTGATGCTACTGAACTTTGCTAGGCACGGTAAAATGAAGGGTATGGGACAGATCATTGCATGGTCTATCGCTGACGAAACCCTGCACACTGAGAGCATGATTAAGTTGTTCCGCACCTACGTTCAAGAGAACCGTACCCTTTGGAATGATGAAACTAAAAAGATGATATACACCACCGCTGAAAAGATGGTTGAGCTAGAGGATAAGTTTATCGGCCTAGCGTTCGGCGTGAACCAGATGGAGGGCCTGACCCCTATCGAGGTTAAGCAGTATATCCGATATATTTGTGACAGACGTTTAATCGCGCTGGGCATGAAGGGTATCTTCAAAGTGAAGACTAACCCGTTGCCTTGGGTAGATGGAATGCTTGGTGTCACACACACTAACTTCTTTGAAAACAAAGTTGTGGACTACGCAAAAGGGGCACTCTCTGGCGATTGGGCAGAGGTATGGGGAGCGGTATCATAGGAGTTTTGACCTATGTCGCATCAGAAACGACAGGCCAAAAAAAAGCCACTGGAAGTGGCGTTTGATATGGGACAGAAGGCGTTTTATCGGGGTATATTCGACAGCCCTTATAAGGAAACTTCTTTCCTCCACAAGGAGTGGAAGCGCGGGTTTGACTCCGGTTTCTTCTTAAACCTTAAAAAGCTACAGAGTAGATAACGCCCCTAACTATTTACTTAGTTATCTCTTTGTAGTAATATTAACTAAATCGAAAAGGAACATGTATGAGTTTAGACACTCTTAACGATCAAATTCTCGAATGGGGAATTGAAAAAGGTATCTTACCTTACGCGGAACCTCTCTCTCAGCTTGAGAAAACTGAAGAGGAAGTAGCCGAGTTACGTCAAGCTATTTACGAGCATGATGTAGACGAAGTGCAGGATGCAATTGGTGATATCTTTGTTACCTTAACCATGCAAGCCGAGGCATGGAACTTCACGATGGAAGAGTGTGTGCAAGCCGCATACGACGTAATTAAACGCCGCACCGGTAAAATGGTTGACGGTAAATTTGTAAAAGATAAATAGGAGTATATTATGCCAGAGGCAGAAAGCATTGACCCAAATGCACAACAACCACTTTCAACCGATGAACTATTGGATTCTCTCAAAGGGAAGTTTGATAGTTGCATTGTTACCGGGTTCAACAAAGACGGTCACTTATTCATGTCTAGTTCCGTTAGTAATATCCCGTTCATGCACTGGACACTTAACCGTTCAATCTTTGAATTAGGATTGTTCGAGAAGCAAGCGGCCCAGCCCCAAACGGAAGAAGCCCCAGCATCTGATGTTGACACTGAGGCTTCTGAATCGTAACACTTTTTCATAGTCCTTTTGTAGTGGACTTTGCCCTCATCTCCGTCTAACCAACGGGCTCAAGATGGGGGCTTTTTTATATGCGCTTGTAGCTCAGTTGGATAGAGCGTTCGGCTACGAACCGAAAGGCCGGGAGTTCGAGTCTTCCCAAGCGCGCCAGTTATTTATTAGTAGCGCCTTCAATTAGGGCTTCGCCTGTCTGTTGAACGGCATCCCTGCCTTCTCTAAACATACGTTCCGTATCTATAAGCAGTTCCAACATCTCTGCGTCACTGGGCTCGTTGTCTTCGTTGTAGATGCCTACACGGAGAGCATACGTCTTCATTATCTCTGCGGCAGTTGATGAGACGTTACCGTCTTTGTCTACTACCTTACGAGCTACTTCTAAGAATAAATCCGGGTCAGCAAACATAATGTCAGTTACACGGGCAACACCGTTTTTATTAACCGCGTTGGTAATCAATCCTGTACCAGCGGCTCTAACTCGTGCGCCTAGTCTACTAAGAACACCGAGGGTCAATGTAACAGACTTATCAAGTGCCTGTTTAGCACCGGCCTGTAGAATATTAGCGTAAGTATCGGATCCTGCGCCGATAGACTTGGCACCTTTAGCCCGGGTAATTATCCCAGTCTCATTAAGTAATACCTTTAGGCCATTTATAAGAGCGGGTTTGTCCCCGAACACTGCCTCACCATAAAGTAAGACATTATCTAGCTCGTCACGGACAGCGGTATCTACCCCAGTCTTGAGCATCCTGTTACCACCTAACTCTTGGGTAGCGGCTAGGAATTTCTTTCTAAAATGACGTGCGTAAGCAACTTGCATACCTTCTAGTAATACAGGATTGCCGGACTCTTTGGCTGTCTGGATTAAATCTGCTAGTGGGCCTTCAAACTGCTCTGTACCGGGTACCTTTCGCATAGACTGAGGATCATTTAAGATCTTCTCAAATGCCTTAAACCCATTAATCTTAGCTTTACCATTAGGCTGGAAGAACGCGGCTAATTCGTCACCGTAAATTCTTTCTTTAGCGGCTGTGGCGGCGTCTGTTGCCGACTTAATCTGTGCTTCTAGTTGTTCTCTAGTCAGGCTTGAGTTTCTTAGATTACCTAACAGCGTATCAATACGCTTTGCTTGATCCGGGAAGTTCTCTCGAACTAGAGTACCGTAGTTTGACAAAGACTCTATAATGTCGGCTGTATCGATATCTGGTATCTTAGTTGAACCACCAATACGGCCGGACAATTTGCCCATGATATCTCCGATAATATAATCGGTTACAACACCAGCGTTTCCTTCTTTATCCAATAGATTAATAATCTGTGTGCCAGCTTCACGGTTAGTGTCACTGAGCGCACCGACTACTTGCTGTCTGGATTCTTGTGCAAACTTAGGCCCTTGTATCTCTACCCCTTCTTCGATCATATCTTTACTAGTTCTGCCTACCGTTTGTGTGTGGATGTTACCTACTTCTTCTAATGCTAGGCCATCTCTCCAATAAGGCGCGTAACTCTTTGTGTAGTATTCTTTAGCGGCTACTGCGGCTTCAGCTACTTCATCGTCACCAAACTCGATAAGATCATCGACTGCCTTCGTATCGATATACGATACAAACTCTCTAAGAACTCGCCCTGCGGCGTTGTTACCTTGAGCAAACATGTCAGAAGCATTCTGTGCTACGGCTGGTCGTACCTCACGGTACAACGTCTGGAAGTCTAGCCCTTCATCATTGATAAATTTAAGCACCCGCGTTTGCATTTCTTCAGCGGTTTCTTGTACAGGCTTACCATCAACCATCTTTGTAGATAGTTGCACTTCGTCGAGTAGTCTGCCGAATATGCTGTTTGGCTTTAGTTGTTCTTTGGCCGCACTAATCTGGCCCGGTTGTAAATCTTGTAATACCTCAATCAATCCATTCGGATTAATCTCCCCACCTTTAATAGCAGTGTATAGGCTATTCTTTTGATCTGTCATCGTCTCATACGCACGGCGTAGGTTTGTAACGATACCGTCAGCGGCTTGGTTACGGCCAGCGTAGATATCAAACTGTACGATATTCTCGATCTGCTTAATCTTCTCACCGAACGTAGGATCTTCTCGTAGCAATGTGCCTACTTGATTATTAACTTCATCTAACTGTGTCTGTAGATTAGTTACTACGCCTTCAGCATCATCAATAACCTTTTGTCCCGCACTAGCAAACCCGTCGCTAGACATATTGATAGCGTCTGTACCACCTAATACCTCTTCAGTCTGGTTAGTTACGTTTTCTAATTCTCTGCCCGGAGTACTTACCTTTTCTATTAGCTCAGGTGAGCCCCGTCCTTGTTGTACTTGCTTCTTGAGTAAGCCCTGCGCGGTTGTGTAGAGCTTTCGTGCCGCTTCAGTATCGTCATTCTCAAGGGCTCTCATAATTGAAGACATAGTGTCGGCGGTGTACTTGATATCGCCCCCCATCTCTTCTGGTATGTTGATGAATACTTCTTTGTTCTCTTCGACCAGCTTGAGAATACGTTCCCTAGCTTCTTTGTCCTTAACCGGGTCGCCTGTAACTCCCGCAAACTCATCAAGGATATCTCGGACAACCATTTCCTGCGCTGTGTTAGGCTTGAGTGCTTTAAATATCTGCCCACCGGTCATAGACCATGAGAATGCGGCGGCGGCTGTTATACCTCGAACAGCAGTTTCCGCTGGCCCCATTATAGCTATGGCGTCTGCTAGGATGTTAAATCGTTTGTCTAATACTTGTTGGTACTCAGGATCGTCCGGGTTTATTTCCATACCCGCCATAAAGGGCATAGCTTCAGTTACTGCGCCCCCAAATACATCATTAAGTAAGGAATTTTCACCTACTGCTAATGTCTGGACATCCGAACTCATGGTACTGGCCGCGCCTATCTCAAAGCCCAGCATTTTAGCGAAGTTGCCTACAAACTTAGTCTGAGCTAGTTTAGGTAACCATGAAATAGCTTTTACCCCGGCACCACCACCAGTTAAAATACCAGCACCTTCTGTGATAAGCGTGTCGCCTAAACTATCATCTGTGTTTATATCAGATACGTTATCTTGAATATATTCTACTGCGCCTAGATCTCTTCCACCAAAGACACCCGCTTCCGGGTTTTCAGTGTAGTATTGATCCAGTTCTGTTGGGCTCAAGAAGTCAGGGGAGAAGTTTCCTTCGGTATCAAATACCTGAACAGCACCAATATTTTCTTGTACGACATCTCGTAATTTTTCTAACCCAGCGCCACCTAACTCTAGTACGTTTTTACCCGCACGTTTAAGACCATACCCAACTTTTGAATCTATCCCTACTCCACCATCCCCGGTAAAGAATCCTACGTTTGGTGTGGGGACAATGTCGCCTTTGTATGTAAGGTTACCGGCAAAATCCATAGATGCGTCCGGGTGCTTACGGTACATTTCGTATCGGTCATTGATCTTCTTTTCAACTGCGGCTCTGTCGCTAAAACTAAATGCCCCACCTTCTACGTCACTGTACATGCTACTAGTAGGGGCGGGTAATTCTACGGGTTCACCAAATAAGTTTTCGGACACCATCTTATCGACAATCTGAAATGGATTGTCTTCGGTGGGGAGTTCAGCAGTTTTCGTAGGCGCGGGTGTAGTTTCTATAGGATCACCAAAAGGACTAAGTTCTACTTGGTCAATTGGATCCCCGAATTGATTTAAGGTTTCTGACATTATTTTCTCTTAGTTGAAGTTTGCAACTTACCATCAGGGTCAAGGAATTGATATTTGGTTCCTACAGGTAAGAGTTCGTACTCATCCATTGTAGAGATCGTAGGTACTACTACTTCTGGTTTCTTTGCACCAAACTCATAGTTTCCGGCGAGTATGTCGAAACCTTTCTGTAGACGTGGATCAATTTCTGCGCCCTCTTCAGTTAGACTACTCCATTCTTTAACCGGGCTATTTCCTGAGTAAGGGTCATATCCGTATCTATTCTCGAAGTTCACTCGACCACGGTCATTTTGAAGTAGGCTTGCATCATCTTGCAGAGTATCTATACGCCCCTGCACATACTTGCCTAGCTCCGTAACAAATGTCTGACCGTCCTTAGAAGCATTAACTACGTCTTTCAAACGCTCGAAGTCTTTGTTCGACATAGCCATACCTGTCTGACCTTCTAGGCCACCAGCACGGAATGCCATCAAGATTAACTTGGCATTAAACGCCGCCTTCTTCTTCGCTAGATCTTCAACATTATCTCCTAAAGTAAGAGTGTCTATACCCGCCGCTTGTTCGAGTGTCTGCCCTTGCTGTAAGATACCTTGCTGTTGTAGGCGTCTTTCGACCATTTCTGGTGTAATCTCTTCTGGGAGATCCCCATTTTGGTTGGCGTCGAATACACTTCCGATCAGACTTAAACCATTCTTAATTTCTTTGAGGGCGTTAGACGCGGTTTTTGCTGTGCCAGATGTAGCAAATAGCACACGATCATCTTCTATAACCATTTCTGCTAGTTCGCCATACAAACGCATAGCGCCTGTAGCAGTTACAAAGTTAGCATCGTAGGCTTTAACTCGGGTACTGATAGCATTTACTACCTTCTCCCTAGCTTCATCTTCGTCCGGTGTTACTAGACGGTACCCGTCTCCTACTGATGCGCCGTAGCCGTCAATGTAGGTAGTCTTCCCATCCCCAGTGAACTGAGGTGTGGCTGACGTTACAAATTCTGCCGTACCGTTCTCGCCAATCTTAACTAAGGATACTGGCTTACCGCCGTTCTCTTTGACGTTTTCTTGTATGGACATACCGATGATTGCGCCGTTAGCAACAGCAAGTGCTTGAGTTACTTCATCAGGGTCTGACTCTGAGTCATTCTTTAAGGAGTAATACTTAGTCCACGCTTGCTCAAATGTAAGGGCGTCATCTTGAGGATTAACTAGTTTGTACGCTTCCATATACGCCGGAAGTTCTAATTCTTTAAAGTTCTGGAATGCTAACTTATCCTCTTCAGAAGCATTCGGCCTATTTGCCGCAATAGCAAATTTGGTGTACTGAGAAGTAATCCACTCTTCATCAATCTTGTCGGGGAATGCTTGGTCTTTTTCTAGGATGTAATTAGTAATTTCTTCGACGGCGTCAGCATCACCAATACGTCTAGCCGCGACTAAACGCCCTCGTGAATTACTAACTGTCATAGACGCATAATCTTTGTATTTAGGCCCACTATCAGGATCGACGTTAGTCTCCATCCATGTTTCAATCTTCTGTGCAATAAGAGGTTTGTTTGCACTCTGAGCGGCAAGTAGTCTACCAGCGGCATTAGTCTTAGTCATGCTGGAGAAGTCAGCGTAATCAGGGTTTGCACTTCCTATGGACTTACCAACGGATTCAATAGCTATAGCCTGATCCTCATCATCATTAGCCCTAGCTTCAGCCGCGAACGCAACATAGTTGTCTTTAGTTACGTTTGCTAAAGATTGCCACTTTGGAGCTTTAGACGGATCTTTCTTAGCGGAGTACACATAAGATATTTCTGGGGCTACGGACGTGTAACCATTTAGAATCCTGTCGTACTCAGACTGAGATATGTCTAGTTTCTCTAAAGTCGATTGCAGTATTCTCTCTTCACGTTTTTCTTGACGTTTCTCTTTATTAAACAACTCAGAGAATCCACCGGACACTTTCTGGAATAAGTTCTCGCCGGGGACTTTAACGTCTGCCGGTTGATCTTGTCTTTCCGTATTAGTTTCAAGTAAGGCATCAGTTTGATTAGATGTACGAGCATCTACACTTGGCAACTCTGCTTCTGTAGTAACTACGTTATTCGTAGATGTGCTTATCTTAGTATAACTTCCACTATCAATTTTTGCTTGAACTTGGTTGGGGGTAATGCCCATACTTAGGTCATTATATAAGTTGCCCCAAGCATCATCAGGAAGCCCGTTTGCTATAGCGAATTTCTTGGCAACGTCTACTTTTTTAGCATCAGCTAGTTCCGCCGCTTTAAATTTTTCTTTTTCGTTAACAAAGTTTTGCATGTTAAATTTAACGAGGTCGGAATCTTCTTTACGCTTTTGTGCCATAGCTTGCCCATATGTATTGGCAAAACCCTCGGCAAACCCAGCGGCAAAAGAAGCACCGGCTGAAGGCCCATAACTACTCATCTTCTAGTTCCTCCATAGTTTCTTCTGAATCATATCCTAACATTGAGTTTTGCTCCTCTTCGGGGGCCGCTGACATGAACCCTTGGGGTTCTTCTTCAGGTTCTTCCTCTTGCACAACCGGTTTCAGTTTTGTTTCCCCACTAAGTTCTCTTAATGTTTTTGAACTTGTTATAGAGATATCTTCTTCAGCGGCTATTTCGTACTCAATGTCGTAAGTTTTAGCCATAATCATAAGAAGACGGGCAATTGGCCCTGCGACTAAGATACCTAGATCAGGAGCCCACTTGCCCCGGCCTATACCTTTAGTGACAATAAAGTCAGTAACCATCGTTACAGGTACTCCCGCACCCAACATAGACATATACCTAAATCCATCGGGGCCATCGTTTAAATCTTTGGTGACGTACTCAATGGCTTTGTCCATATCCGTAATATCCGGTGGCCTATGCCAAGGGTAGTTTCTTGTATCACTGGTATAATTAGCTCCGGGTATTGGAGCGTTAGGGGTTTGAGGACTACTCTTCATCTTCTACCTCTTTTTCTTTAGCCGGTTCTTTCATAAGCTCTTCTTCTAACTCATCAAAATATTCGGGGGTGTATTTGGTCTCTTTAGATGTGCCCATTAATTCTGTAGGCATCTCGCCATTCAAATAGGCTTTGACCGATTTAATTATTGCTTCTTCAAATGTCATTGCTCAATACCTCTGTAGTCCACTTTCAAGTTACCCATGTCATCTTCGTAGACGTTTTCTGGTTTGATCGTCATAACTTGTTGAGCTACGACACCGATAGTAGGATCATTACCTAGCCCGTTTCGTTTGGCCTCGTCTGTCCACTCCCACTGATATATCTTAACTCCGTTATCCAACTCGGCCTTTTCTACTATGTTGGTTTTCATACGCTGATCCGAAGCCATATATATACCCGCCGCCGTTCCTATTGCGCTACCTATTGCACCAAATAATCCGCTCTTCTTCGTGGCTTTAGCTTGTAGTCTGGCCGCCTCTAATTGCATTTTAGCCAACTCAAGGTTTACTTCGCGGTCTAGAGCGTTCTCACCTTCTCTCCACGCATAATCCAATAGGGAGTCTGTACGATCCCATAGTTGATTCATTACTTCAGAGCTTAGGTTGAGGATATTCTTAACGTCCGTAGCGGCCGCGTTAAACTCCATCTCTGTTTCGGTTAAAGTTACAGTCTGTCGCCATTGTGCGTTCGCCGCATCTACCTGATACTGCATATCTAAATAGAATTGTTCACGACCATTTTCCAACTGAGCATTAAACTGCTTCATGTCGTTTTGTTCACCGGCGTTAAACATAGACATCTGGTTAACTTGCCCAGTATTATACATGTCTATCTGTGCGCCGAGATTATCGTAAAACTTGTCCATGTCATTCTGTTGTTCAGAGTTAAAGCGACGAGCTACGTTTGTCTGGTTTGCATCTTCTAGAATAGATTGAACCATAGACTGTGAGTTAATGATCGCAGTCTGCTGTTCGTTAGCTAGGTTAGCCATGTCGTACTGCATAAACGTCTTAGCGTTGTTTACCGCCAAGGATGTACGAACATCTAAGTTAGCTAATTCCATCTTCGACAAGACGTTAGCCTTGTTAATGATCATCTGCTGTTTGTTATCTAAATTCTTTACTGTCAGTGTTTGATAGAACTGACTGTCCGCTTGAGCTATAGGCAGAGTTGCCTCGATCATAGCCTGTGCTAATGCACCGGTTGCGGCCGTACCTGTAATGCCTTTAAATGCTATAGAGCGCGATACGTTACGCGCAATACCAGCGGCCCATGTAGGTATCTTGGGCTCACCTGTTACCGGGTCTACAAACTCCCCGGTTAGAATTTCTAATTGGCCTTTTACTGTGGCCTTGGAATCTAAGTAATTACCTTCACCGAGAGACTGAGCAAGTAATTTACCAGCCACTGTACTAGTATCAATTACGTTACTGATGTTCTGGTGTGCAAACGAGTTAAGAGCTAGGCCTGTCTCGTTAATAGATCCATCTTCGTTAACGCCTGTTGCTAATCCTTGTTGATCAAGGACAATGCCTTCAGGGTCTACGATAGCATCTTCGTTTGTTTCCATCGTAGCGGCATCAGCTAGGTTATTCGCTACTTGATCCGCTGTAGTTGCCGCGTCATACCCACTTGCTTCATTAGGCTTAGTAACGTCAGAAGCTGTGTCTACAGCACCAGTAGAAGCAGATTGATTTAGACCATCTGCATCCATGCCGTAGTTACTACCGTCTAAGTTAGTACCTTCTGCGTTAGCATCAATGTCTGGTACTTGATCAGATAAATTAGCGCCTTGATCATCAATGAACCCACTAGTGTTATTAGCAATGTCCGTAGTCATATCAGTGACGTTAGTGCCGCCAACATAGTCTGCGTTATTTGCAACGGATGAATTGGCTACTACAAAGTTACCGGCCGGGGTATTTGCGTCCCCATTATCTACCGCATCTTGAGGGCCTCCCGAAGGGCCGTCACCCGGGCCACCGGGCATCACCATACTCACACGGTCGTTCCCATTCGTTTGTTGAACAGGCATAGAGGGTTTAACTCCTGCTGTCCCGGGAGGTACTGCGTTTGGGTTGCCGACTAGGCCTTTTGCATTTGTAGGATCAATCATTGTTTTGTTTTCTCTTCAATTCCTCGGCCTGTTCATCACAAGCTCGAATCTTGTCTCTGAGAACGATGTAATTGGA